GTGGCTTTGAAAATTCACTTCACCAAAGCATCCCTGGAGGCACTCGTTTGCCCTGAGGGTAAGGCAGATATGCTCGCCTATGACACTGAAACTAAAGGCTTGGTATTGCGTGTAACTAAGGCTGGGGGCAAGGCCTTCTATGTTGTCAGGAAGGTATTGGGAAAAGATCACCGCCGCAAGCTTGAGGCTTTTAATCCCAAAACTACCAAACTGCCATTGATTAGAGCGCAAGCAGAGAAGATCTACGCGAACCTTGATGAGATCCTGCAGGCTGAAGAAACGAAGTCTCTCCGGGATAGCCTCACCTTGGACATGGCATTCGAAAACTTCATGCGCCGTAAAAGCAAGAAGCTGACCAAGACTACAGTCGATGACTACAACCGAACTTATAACAACTACATCAAGGCGAAGTACGGCCCAAGGGCCATCTCAAGCTTTACCAGTGATGACGTTGTGAACCTCCATGACGAGACTACCGTCCCTGCTGTCAGACCGAATGGACGAGTTACCCCACCAAGGGAGCGATCTGCTAATAAAGCCTTGTGCCTGCTTCGGGGTATTTTTTCGTTTTCGATTGTCTGGTATAAGAACGAGATCGGTGAGCCGATTTACAAGTACAACCCTGTCGATATCATGAAACACACTAAGCAATGGCATACCACCAAGCGCGATAAGATTCGGATCAACCCAAAAGATCTGGGTCAGTTCATTAAGGGGTGTGTAGAAATCTCCGAGACCCCTCCGCTTCGTGATGTACCCACATCGTTCAAGCCGGTCTCGGCAGCGATTTTGTTTATGCTCTTCACAGGAGTTAGGCCTGGAGAGATCAATAAGATCCGGCGAAGCTATATTTGCCATAAAACTCGCGCAGTGGTTTTTCCAGAACGCAACAAGACAAATGAAGAAGACACCCTGAAAAATGGGAAGGAGTTTCATCTTGTTCTGAGCGATGCTGCTTACTGCCAACTGATGTACTCGATGAAGCACTCTTCCGGTGACTACGTTTTCCCAGGAGTGCAGCAGGATAAGGTTAGTGAGTCGAATGTCCGGGGCTTCCTCGGCAGGATTTCTGACAGGATCAATCAGCATCTTCCACGCAAAATCATGCGGGCCAGCTTCATGTCAGTCGCTGAGCGGGCCGGTGTTGGTGCGTTTTACATCAAGGTGCTCTGCAACCATGATTCGGCTGGGCAGACTGTGGATGTGACAGATGGCTACAAAATGGCATATCTCTCAGAGATCCGTGATGCTGCTACGAAGATTGAAACCGAGATTCTGAACAGTGCTGGCCTCGAAAAAGATTTTGTGTGCCGAGGTCTTCTTTCCACCTTGGCTGACCTCGATACCAAGATGCTCGATACCAAAGAAGTTAGCCTGTAAGTATCAATTCTGTTTTACACCATGCATTTGCGAATTCGCACTATGTTATTGCGAAACCACAGTCACGCCTTGTGATTGTCGCAGTACATGAGTGCGAATTCGCTTTCCTTGTTTGCGATTTCGCACTCCCATACTGTGATTTCGCATTCACACCTTGCGAAAGTTTAGGTATACAAACAATTAATTCAAAATAAACGGCAAAGGCACTAGAACCACCCAAAGCTCCTTTTGCATAATAAGTCTAGAGCTTGTTTATAGCCAGTTGTGTCTATGTCAGACAAGTAAGGTTAGATACTCACATCCCTTTGGGTGTTGCGTTAAGAGGCTCGATAACTAGAATAATAAAGGTGGGTCAAGATGAAAACTATTGAGAGGCAAAACAAAGAATCCCGCATTACTCTGCGCCTGAATAAAACTGAGCTCGACACCCTGAATGCAAAGATGGCTGAAGCAGGCTACAAGTCTGCAGGCGCGTTCATTAGAGACTTCGTGGCCAGCGGCCATGTGAAGCCCAAAGTCACCCAAGATGTCGTCCAGATCGCCAGGGAGTTGATGAACCTCGCATCAATGATCAACGCCGACCGCCCCGGCAGTGAGCTCCTTGAAAAAGTGAAGTACATCGCCCAGGTAAACCTCGGGGGTGTCCAATGATCGGCAAGATTTTCCCGAAGTCTGCTGGGTCTTTTAAAAATCGAATCCGATACATCTTTGGCTGCACGAAGCACGACCACGAGATCTCCGGAATCAGGACGATCAGCTTCAACACGATGAGCAAAGACCCACTGCCAGGCGTCCTGCAGGGCAACGAGGCAGACTTGTCGGAGATGATCAGGGAGTTCGACCAAGTCGAGACGCTCAGGCGCTTCGCTATCGACTCTGATAAGCCTATCAAGCCAGTCTTCCATGCGATGCTAAGCCTGCGCCCTGGAGAGTCCCTGACAACCCCTCAGTGGCGCTCAGCTGTCGAGGAATACATGACCGACCTGGGCTTCGACGAAACCAACCAATACGTCGCTGTGATGCACCAGGACAAAGACCATCAACACGTCCACATCGTCGCCAACCGAATCCGGCTCAATGACGACTTCTCGATGGTCAAAGACAGCAACGAGCGCTCGGTGAGCCTGGAATCAGTTTCCGGCATCGAAGACCGCTTCAATCTGTCGAAGGCACCAAAGCCAAAAGACACATGGGGCGTCTCGATCACTCACGCAGAGCTCCAAGCTTCGATCCGTGACAACGACCTTCCGCTCAAGCACAAGATGATCGCCAAGATCGCAGGCGCTATCGAAGCCACGAACGCTGTCGACGGCGATATGTTCACGTTCACCCGACTACTGCGAAGGCAGAAGGTCTACATCAACCTCACCCTCAACGACGAGGGCCAACCGAAAGGCATCAGCTTTGAATTTGGCGGCAAACATATAAGCGGCAGACAGCTCAAACGCTCAAGATTGACCTGGCACAAACTAACAACTCAAGAAGGAATACATTATGACCCCGAAACCATTCATCAACTTCAGGACGAAATTGCAAGAAGAGATAATGAAGAACAGGAAAGAGCTAGAATTTACTACTACGAATTCATCGCAGTCAATGGGCGCAGAAGAAAGCCTGTCTACGTCAGATTCACCGCGAAAGACTACGATGTTCAGAAGCTGATTCAGGAGATCCTTGAACTTCTTGATGTAATATTTGATGCCCTATTCAAGCCCAAAGAGTGCAGGCTGAAGCGCAACTACATTGAGTTTATTCCAGGCACTCCATTCAATGTCCCAGATGAGTATGAACTCACACCCTGAGATACTTCTTGTAGTAATGCATTAACAACCTGGCGTCGAGCAACGCATGATGTGGAAGCTCTGGCGCATTGTCTACATGAACATCTTTCTCGTTGTACAAGTCGATAAGGTTGACTGGCCTATTCGACACATTATTGGGCCATTTGCCTTGGTGGTAGGCCATAGAGCAGAAAAATTCCCAGTCCCAAACTGGTGCATCTGACATGATATCAACGCTATCAAACTTTTCCAGAAAGCCCAATAGCCTATTACGTGCATCCTCCGTAGACATTGAGTGTTGGTCGCCGGTCAATTTCGGTAGCACCCGCTCAATAACAAATTCACTGCAATCCGAAATTGTATAGCTATCATTCAATTCGAAATACTGCTCGCGCCCATCTTCGGCAACGAGCGCCATTGAGATTAATTTCGAATCAGGATTTAGCTGTGTGAACTCACAATCGATTACTACCTTCATTTACGCCTCCCTGGCTACCTGTATGCCCTCATAATCATCAATATAATGAGCTAGGCCATATGGAATATGCTTTTCCACTTCGGACTTTGCAAGATTATATTTCTTTGAGCTCTCTTCTATTTTGGCATCAAGGCTGCGAACCTTCGATATAATTTTCATTAACCTCTTCAGTTTGGACTCCAGGTCTCTATAGAGCGCTCCCTTTTCAACAAGTAGATGTAGCTTCCCTGGCGCCACCTCAAATCTGACGTGAGTAGATAGCTTCTCCCGCTCTTCGTACGTCGCAAAAAGGCCATCGTAGCTAGTGAAGTAGTTATATACGTTAATTTGACGCTCGGCCTGCGAAACAAGCTCTTCGCTGCAGTATTTCCAGACCTTCCTACGCAACATGTAGGCCCGATCAGTATCAATGGAGCCCTCTAACTTCGAGGCCTCTTCATTCAGTTCCTCGATTTTCTTAGAAACCAACTCTGCGGGCTGCGGAAAAACTGTAAATGGTCGGGTCGGCATCCCATCAATAAGCACTTGAGGATGCTTGTCAGTTAATAGATCCCAGAAAACTAAAGACTTGAAATCAATTGAAAGAACAAGGTTCGCCATGCTTTGGAAAGCCTTGCTGTATTCATCGCTGTTTTTTTCATGGTCTCTAACTGCTTTTTCAAAAGCTTCAGACGCCTTCCTGGCTGGCAAGGTATCAATACCAGCGGCAAGGTATGCTAGTGCATGAGAGCGCTGTGTATCTTTAGAGTTTCTGGAAGCATCTAGATACAAGTCATAGACAGCTTGCCTTCCATGCTCGGCGATGAGAGCTGAGACATGAAACGGCAAATGTGAAAACTCTGTATTACCCCATTCCATAAGCTAACACTCTAAGGTTTTCAGCATTTTACCAGCGCAACCAATTGCTGGCAAACCTGGCAAGCGGTACAATAAGAGGGTATGTAAAAGGAAGTTATATGGCTCGCTGCGCATTGATTTATGAAGCATATTTTTTGCACAAAGGTAGTGCAATTGATGTTGCAGGATTAGCTTTTGGAGTGATTGACGGGAAGGAATTTGATGGTGAGTTGTATCAAACTTTTCACCTGCGAAAAGCCTGGATCGACGATATGGGTATTGGCGTTAAAGACATGCAGGGGCACGAGTACATGATCCTGAGCTTTGACGATAAGCCTGGTGCGCTGTTCGATTCGATACACGCACTGCTGGCACTGAGCTACCTGTACGAGAAACCTGCAGATGTCTGATCAATGGGCTTTTCACGACGCAGTGTTTGCGCACTGGAAAGGCGGCATCACAGTGTTCGGCTTCGCTTACAAAACTGCTCATGGCATCGAGAGCGGCAGCGGTTACCACACGAAGGTTGACGAGGCCTGGATCCAGGAAGGCCGTCTGCATTTCCGTGGCACGGATGGTCGGAACTACAAAGTCATCTCCTGGAAGCGGGCTGATTTTTCGGATGCCCCTGATGCTTACGATGACATGTTCGCGATGGCCGAGGGGAAGGTATGAGGATTAACTCGGCTGTGCCCCTGAGAGCTCTGTGGAGCCTGTTGCGCTGGGTTGTACGCCAGATCAATGTGTGGGGTGGAATCCTGATTTCGATTCCGCTGATTCCCCTGATCTGGTTTTTCGTGATGATGTGCAAAGGAGCTAGGCGTGTGAGCAGGATGATTAAGAGAGCTCTCAGCCCGTCTGACCATGTACTGAGTGAAGTCGTGGCTGATGAAGCAGGCTGGATTTACGGTCAAGTGGACGGTGACACGACGGCGTTTGGCCTTTTTGCAGAGCTCCATGTACAGGCAACGCTGGTCAAGGAAGGCATGGTGCTCCGCGACCGCAACGGAAAAACTTTCCTTGTAACGACGTTTGAAAAAGGCCAGAAGCCCGAGCCCCTGGCCATCTTGCTGGCTGAATCGTTCTTACGAGAGTAAGTGCCTCAGCTGCTCTCGCGAGAGCTTCATGATCTCAGGCACCGTGTATACACCACGAAGCACCAGAGCCCTCGCGAAATCAAACTCTGCAAAATCGCCCCCAACACTGCTCACAGCGTTCATGAGACACACCTGATCGTAATCCGACAATCCTGCGCCGGACGCGACCCTGGCCCTCTCGGCCCTCTCAATTTCGTTCCTGGCGGCCACCATCATGTCTTCAAAAACCTGAGATCTCTCTTCCGCTGCCGCCTTAGCCTGCGTTTCCGCACGAACTTTCAGATCCAGTTCGTCCGCACGCCTTTCAGCCTGATTCACGAGCGCCCGTAAGCCGGCTTCGCCGAATACTTCGATTACATCAAGAGCAATACCGATCAACTCCTGAAGTTCCTGCGCATCATCATGCTCATAAGAAAGTCCACAACCGCAATCTTCACGATGCAAGTCACCACTTTTAATAATTGCTTCGGCAATTGCCTGGTGATTAACTGAAATCTTGATGCCCATTATTATTTTCCTTTTTATGGCTCATTTATAAACATCATATTGAATTGGACTCGTCGACTCAATAAATAAATGCAATCTATCCGAAGGTAGTTTGATGTCAAATAGCCCTGCCCAGGTATTGCACTGCGCGGAACCCCTTATATAATGGGCTTATAGAAGGATTTTCGAGGTTTTCAATGAGCAAAAAGTTGTCGGCATTACTTGTCGCAATCGCATTCCTATTGTCTAGCGTAACTGCAATTTCTGTTGCGCTTGCAATGTACGCATTGATTGAAGACAAGAACCTGGCGCTTCTTTTCGCGTCTGCAGCCGTGCTCTTGGATATTTTCAAGTATCTGGCTTGGCCGGTTGCTATCCGGGTTTTGCGAGGTGTGAGTGCTGCACTTACTATTGCCTGCGCCTTGTTGCTTTCTGGTGTTAGTGGCTGGGCTACTTATGATCGACTCATGACTTCGATCAGTGTCAGCAACGCAACTCACGAAGCAATGACTACTGACCGTGTTAGCGCATTGATTGCAATGGCTCAGAAAGACTCAGCATTGATCTCACAGCTTGATAAAGAGATCTCCGATGCGGGGACGCAGGCTAATGACTTGCGTAGTCGTGGCATGGTTTCTAAGGCCTTGGAACTCGAAGAGTCTGTCAGCACTCGTGCAGCAGCTCAGCGCGCTCAGGCGATTGGACGCATCAACGCCGGGTCTCTTGAGATCGCTCATATCAAGTCCGGCGTCGCCAAGGCGTCCAACCTGCCACCGCTTCTCGCCCAGTTTCTGTGCCTCGGCTTCGCAATGGCCCTAGAGATAGTACCGGCACTCATCCTGGCTGGCGTCAGAAGCTCTGGACGCTCTAGCACGGGTGTTGTAGCCTCAGTAGCTAGCGAAACGCCACCATCGGAAGTTAAGGTGATTCGCATGCCAGAGGGAGTGACAGAAACGCCAGAAACCGTGAAAAACCCAGAAACCCTGCTCGACTCGAACGCAGAAATCCTGAAAACCCTGGTTGTTCACGCAAAAACTCTGGAACCCGGCACCCCCGTTCGGCTCAAGGTTTTTGCGAAAAACGCCAGAATCGGGAACCTCCGAGCTGGTGAGATTTTCAGGAACGCAGAGGGTTTGGGCGTTATTAGAAAAACCACAATTGGGTATGTAACTGCGTAGTAAAAACGCTTTTCACGCTAGTTGCCTGCACGTAGCATTGATGCAAACTTAAAGAGCAAGGGAGTTGTATGCGTATCTATCGAGTGGTGTGGGCAATATTTATGTTTAGCGTCGTCGCGCCAGGTTTTCTACTCGCGTCTGCGACTGAGCTTCAAACATTCAGCGAGACAGTAATTTCTGCACGCAATTTGCTGCACGGCTATCACGCCCCATCTCTAGTTATGGACTTATTCGGATATCCAATTGCGATAATGGCAACGATCCTACCTGGCTCCAGCACATTACTACCCTTCCTGGGTGAGATGATTTGGGAAAATGTTGGAGTATTCCTCCTTGGCGCTGCACTGCTTAATGTTGAGCCCCCATTTTATAAGCGTGAAGCTGAGGAGTTAGAACATGCTGCGGCGTAAAACTTTCGCTAAGTTCTTTGCTTTTATGTGTGTGTTCTGGGTTGTCGGAGAAATTTTCCTGGGCTACAACCGAACGCTTATGGCCGACACATTTACCGGAAATGTGTATCTGTACACTCAGAATAACGGAGCAAAGCTTTTAACGCCGCTCCATGCAAAAATTAAGGTAGATATAATCGACAAGGGTTTCATCTACGACCGAGTCAACGATATTTCAAAGTCCGGACTTCGAATTAAGTTTACCGGCGATACAACCGTCCTGAAGCAGTACGGAATTGATCCCGGCATGATGATGGAGGACTCTCAAGGTGGTCTCTGCGAAATCAGAAAATCCGACTCAGGGGTTCAGCAACCACTTTTCCTTGCAGGCATGAAAACTGAGCATGTGGCTTGGGAGACAAATTATAAGTCCGCACATCACCTGACGTTCTACAAAATCCAAAAAGATGATGTTGACTGCAAGACGATATACTTGGGCATTTTAAACTCGAAAAGTATTCAGATCGTCTTGGACAACCTGAACGGACAGGGAATGGTCTTTGCGGATCTAGATCGCGACAGTCATATCCCATTCATCCAGCGAATGGTGATGAAGCTTCGCTCTGATTCTGATGGTGAGAAAGCTAGGTTTCTGGTCAAGAACTAATCTCACCGCGTCACGCTTACCCTAGCGGCGACTGAATCCGTAAACCCTGGCTTTTGAGCACTGATCTCGAAAGCCAGGCCGCTGTAGTAAGCCCCGCCATTCAGCGCCATCTCATCAGTAAACGACCACGATTCGCCAGTAATCCCACTGACAGTTTTGACGACCGTACTCCCTGATTTCACAACCACCTGGTACGCCGCATCACTCACCCGGCTTTCGTCGTCACCGTAGAACATCACAGCAGGCAATGATCCATCACGCTTCCTCCAAGTCACAGTTGCAACACCCGAGATCTGCCCACCTTCGACGCCATTCACACGCACACGCCCTGGTGCCCAAGGAGCCAGGTTCGCCCCTGCAACGCTGTACGAATGCACCACAGCATCATCCACATCGAGCACTCCTGTTTGCGTCCGTGGCAGCATCCTGAGCGACACGGATTCGCTCTTCGCGTACTGCCAATCAGTAACCCCGAAACCCTCGGAAACAGCCCATGCGCGAGCTCCTGCTGGGTGCGCCAAAGGCTTCGTGTTGAATAGCCCACGGTTTACCAGACCAAGATTCACAGTCGTTGAATTGCCAGCCACAGCGTTCTGATACGAGATCCATTCTTTCCCAAGAGCACTCACGATCAGCATCAAGCCAAGCCCCTGACGAACCTCATCAGCCGTGATCGACGACAACTCTGCAGAAGGCCCGGACAACACCATGCTCACATCAGTCCAGCCAGTACCCATCGCCTTGGTGGTCGAAAACAGCGGAGTGAATGGCATCGCCCCGGCATCAACGTAGCCGCTATCGACACCACCTTTCACTTGAAGCTGGTAGTCGAGCGCAACGCCTGGATTTTCTGCGACGACAAGGACGCTACCCACGGTCTGGTTTGTCGTCAAAATGGTCGGAGCATCAATAATGTCGAAGCGTGTGATGTCTGTTGCTTCGAATGCGGGTTTTGTCCACTGGCGTTCGGAGCCATCTGCATACACGCTCAGGAAAACACCAAAAACGTCTTGGATGAGACTCAGCCGCACAGACCCATCTTGCGGTGCGCCCAGGTCGACAGCAGTGACGCGCATGATCATGTTATCGATACCCAGATCTGGCCAAGTTAGCCTGACTACATCCCCAACCTCAGAGTGAGACGGTGCTCTTGTACATTCGGCTATGCAGGTCGCCAGGGGGACTGATATGGCCGACATCTCCCGCATTGCGACCTTAGCGGCGTTATCCCTTGTGCTAATCATGCTCATAGTCATCGTCTGGGAGTCGCTGTCGCCTTTGTGGATTCGCAGGCCATTGTTTTGGGCGATGACTGTCCTCTCAGTGAAGTCATCTTCAACGCTGGTGAATTTCACCTTTAGCTCGTTTACTGCGGTTTCTAGAGACCCTCTGGTGAACCCACTGAGGTTTTTCACGATAGAGGGAGTGAGGACTGGCAGGTCGTCAGCAACGTAATCATTGCGTATTAGCTTGAGTTTGAGAGCGCCCGTCGCAGGGTCGGTATTGTGTGACCCCTGGATCACCTTCAGGACTTCGTCTACGACATCCCCGACTGCGCTTGATGAGTCGATAGCAACCGAAATCCCCAAGCCTTCTTCGTGCAGGATCTTGGCCGCTGCCGTGATGGAGTCAACATCGATAGATGTGAATCCCAAGTCTGCTCCATACATTCCGTTGACGAGCATCTCGTAAATGAAAAAAGCCGGGTTCGCATCAAGACCGATTTGCTCGTACTCGCCATACCGATCATCCGGGGATTTTGGGAACCTGCTAACGTCGAACGCGACGGCTTGCGGGCTTGAGGAGTTTCCAATGTACATGCCCTCCATCACGGCATAAGACACACCCCGGAGGGGGGATACGAGGTCAGCGCCGACCTGTACTGCCAGGTAGTCATTACGAGCTTGAGTTAAAGTCCCTGGGTAGAACCTCATGGTTCCCGATATACCGCCAGAGCCATTTTCGTCACCCCCAAAAAGAGTTGGCTTGTCGACGGAGATGGCACCGCCTGTTGAGTTACCAGTCCATGCCATTTTATCCCCGACCTTAATTCCACGGAGAATGACATCCGGCCCGTGACAAATGCCCAGCTGCACCCCCATGTAATATCTATATCCGACAGTAGTTTTCTTTGAGCTAAATCCTGACTTAGTCACCTTCTTGATCGGAGACGTCTTCAAATCTCCGTACCAGAGCACATTCGGGCCAGAGATTCGACGAGTACCCGCAAGAACTTGAATGGGTCTCTCGGCAGCGGTCGGAAAGCTGAAGTCTTCAACGCCCGCAGCCTTCGGCTTTACTAGCTTTGTTTTTATCAGCGCTACGCTCACTATCAGGAGCAGAAGCATCATCGCAGCAGTCCACATACTAATGCACCTAAAATTAATAAACTTGGAAGGGGTTGTCAGTCGGGATCGTCAAGAAACCCAGGAAGTTATCGAAGTTATCAAACGAATGACACGACTCAGCTGAGTGATCACATCCTTTGGCTATTTGGATAGCATCGCCGACCTTTAGACCATCAATTGGAGACATCAATTTGAATGCATTACCCTCAGATAAAGTGATCATCCGGAAGTCACTTCCGCTCTTTGATAACAAACCAGTGATGTAGTAGTCGTCAGGATTCTTCTTGCTAGCTACTTCGACGGTGAAGCCGTTGTCTTTGATTGCCGAGACGGTCGTGTCTTCTTGCCAGTCCTGGATTTGGAGGCCGCAGCGCGTGTCGTACAGGTGGTGATTGCACTGGCTTTGATAGCCGCAGCGAAGCACCTGGCGAGTGAGCGAGCGCGAGACAGGGTTGCATGCGAGGGACGCGATGCTGTTGTTCCAGGTGACCGATGTGACTTCGCCTGCGAAGATGTTGATTGATTCGGTGGGCAGGTCGCGCTGCGTCTGGAAGACCTTGATGCTCACGTGGTTTGACGGCAAATGCGAACGGAACAGCAGGGGTACAGGTGAGTCGCCAGGCATGTCCAGAGTCAGCTGATTCTTGTAATCCTCGGAGGTGCGCTGGACTTTTCCGCGTTTCAGGCTCAGCGGCTTGTAGATCAGACCGTCAGTGTGCAGGTGCTGACGGCTGCCGGACGTGTATGCGTATTTATCCGCCCCGTGTTCAAAAAGAAAGAGTTCGATGGGTCTAGATATTGACAGTGCCTTTTGGATCGATTGCAGGGTCAGCATAAAGTAGTTGTCTTATATTTTTAGTTATAGTCGACACTTCGTCGGTGTCGAAGATGTAGCGAAATTCGTCTGAATCGAATCTTGCAAGATAGAGCGGTACGATTGCTTCAATGTCAGTTGTCTTGAGGCTGACTGTCATTTCTTTTGTGGTGATTGTTTCTGTGCCGTCTGGGTTGCCAGTGGCGCTCAGGATTGTTCTGTAAATAGTAGTTCCATCATACAGCTTTATTGCCGCCATTGGGGCGAGCGAGTTGCTGTTAGCGAAGTTAGTGTATCCACTATTTTTTATTCTGATTTTGTATGTTGGTACGAAAATGTCTTCGCTGAGTTCGAAAGCTTGACCGGGGCCCTCAATGTAAAACTCACCCTGTGCGCCGGTCATGAGTTCTGCGAAGTCCTCGAATCTTTGGCGTTCGGCTTCACTGAAAAATGTGAAGGTTTGCCCAAGGACTTTCACCGTCCCCCTGGCTCGGTCGTAGATGCTGCGTGCTCCGATGAGAGGATCGAGGATCTCGCGGCGGCGGTTGTACTGTGTAGTGATGTCGTTGGATCTGTCCGGGCGGAATGGAAAGACTGGCCGGGAGTTCAGGCGCTCGAAGTCGTCGACTGGCGTTGGTTTCTGGATCTGCGTTTCGTCGAAATCGTATGTGATCGAGTGCTGATCGAAGCCGCGCAGGAGCGATGTGGAATTCGACTCATCGGCTGGGTACGCGATTCGGGCTGGGAGAACTACCGCGTTGGTAGAGAAGGTTTTCTTAGCCAGACGTTTTAGGGTCACGACCCTGTCGGCCACCGACTCGACACTCACTATTTCGGACTCATCCCCTTCGGAGATCAAAAGCGTGTCGGATGCCACCACGTGAGCGTTGATCGTCTCCAGGACAACAGATGCATCTCCTGCCAGAACTTCGCGTGACAGCTGACACTGCAGCGGCCACAGCGGCACAATCATGCTACCTGTCGACGTAGCTATCTTGTTATCAAACCGGTACTGCTGCTCATCAGTCATGCTGTACAGGTAGCTAAGCGAGCATCGTGGTGTGTCACGCAGAGCAATGCGTTGCTCTGTGCCATCAAAGGACTCGATGACCTCGGTCAGGTACTGAATGCTCATCTCTGGCTGAGTCGACCAGTCGATGCGTTCGGGCATTACGAGTGCCATTGAGCCGGTCAGGTTGAAGCTGTGCAAAGACCCGGTGCCGAAGTCAAAGCTGGCCCTGTAGTCGACCACACCACTAGCTTGGCTAAGAGAAACGGCGTAAGCAGTCGACGTAAATGAGTACAGGGTTCCAGACGTTATGCCAGACAGTGCGACACCGAAGGCACCAGACTCTGTGATGCCCGCAAGGGCTTTCGCATCGATGAAAGAGTGCCACAACTCGAAGCTGAATTCGGCGCTAGGCACAACTACCCCGGCCTCTACAGAAGATGGGGTCAGGAACACGTTGTCGAAGAAGAATGAGCCGAAGCTCCTGGCTATCTGATTCATGTCATTGAGTCCAGAAGCACCGCGATGCCAAGGTTAAAATGAGGGTAATCACGATCAGCCGGAAACGCTTTCGTGTGATGAGGGAAGATCAAAAATCTATGCGGCCCGAGTTCGTACACGGCACCAGGATCGAAAGAATCCATAGGAACGAGGAATATCTCCGGTAGCTCGGCATACGGAGCAAACCCGCCACCGAACTCGGTGAATAGCGTGATGGGAACCAGGCCATCTAGCCCACCGACAAGCCCCTTGGCTCGTGAGACCGTGCCCACGTTTCCGTAGCTCGTACCGTTCTGATGGAAATGCGGAGCGCCGATCAGAGCACCTTGGCTAATGGGACGAAGTGGCCCCCACGTCCTGCCACCTACATCCCAGCCCGACCACTCGTTGTGGCTCAAGCGAACCCCAAATGTGGCGTATGCATTTGCGAAGAGTGATTGTTTTTGACTGCTCAAATAGCTCTCTGTCGACGTCACAAACTGACCGCCCGAGCCCGCAGACAGCACTGGCAACATGCCGAACGAAAGGCAGGAGTACAGACCGCCCGCACGCTCAGTCACGAACATCACCAGATCGTCAGAAATGAAGAAGTGGCACACGCCAGCACCTTCGCCAGATTCCACACAGCATTTCGGAGAAGACTGAAAGCCAGGCTGATTCACGAAGCCCGCGCTGTCGCTGTAGCCGCCCGCAGCAGAGACGATCACCCCATGCTGACCAATCGAGCTCGCAGCGTAGTAGTCGACGTAGGGGCTCGACTCACCGAAGCTGCGCAAACAGAAGAACGCATCCTCGCGAGAAATCATCAACTGGATGCCAATCCGGGGATCTGCAAAGCCGCCATAGCGATTTACAGTCCAACCCTCAATCTCCAGGCGCTGTTTGATCACTGCAACAAGGTCATCGGCAGAGGTGTAGCGAGATGAGTAGTGCTTCATGACAGCCTCAGCCCATAGGTTTCGGTCAGCTTGCTGACGTTCGGCACTACGAGATAATCCACGCCATCGACAGCAATGACTGACTCAGCAACACGCCCCTGAGGGATAGCAAACACACCGTCCAAGTAACCGAGCCACACCCCATCATCGGCATTCAGGACGTCGGTATCAGATGAGCGCCCAGAGCTAACAACCAGGCTCGGATACACCACAGCACCGCCATCGATCTTCGACCGCAGCCTGTGAAATTTCCCATCAAAGGGATGAACGAACGAATAGGAGTACGAGTAGGGAAATTCGCTGGTAAATGAGGAGGAACCGCCAGAATTCCCACCCACCATCTGCCAGCCACCGCTAGGCAAACAGACCTTGGGGCAATACTGATTTCCACCCGACATGAAAGGATATGCAGACTCTTTCGACCCCCCGAGTTCCCCAGATCCACCAATGAAACACGGAAACCGGTAAACACGATCCGAACCGAAAGGCAGGATCAACCCGGCGTAAAACGAGTAGTAAGCCGACCCAGCTTTGATGACTCCGCAGAATCGACGCGAATTCACCAACGTCCAAACCTTCACTTCCCCGGCAGGCAGCACGAAACGCGGCAGGAATGGCGAGTACGCATAGCTGAACCCCCCCACCTGAACCGAAACAGGTTGATCAGGATCGAAAACAGGGAATGCCTGAACCTCGATAACTCCGGCACCAATCACAAACGCAACAAACCCAGCGGCGCCAGGTAATCCGAATACTTTCTCAGAGGAAGTATCTCGAACTACCGACCAGCCGTTTGACGGCAAAATATCAGCACATAAAGATGAGAGCCAGTCTGCACCTCTGGCATAGTTGGATATAGCTACTGTCATTGTTTTTATTCTTATTAGTCAGTAGCTATATATTATCACAAGTTCTTTATCTCATTACTGTGCCCACGAATTACGTTCATGATTGCAGCTTCTCCGTGAGGCCCCTCCATCACACTTGCAATAGACATGGAGTCGATCATATTGTTGATAGTAACTCTAGGGGCTTTGTCTGCTTGCCCATTACCACTCTTGCCGATGTTATTGCGATGACGTGGATCACTTGCAGTAAGCATCTCTTCACCTTTCTCAGCAATGATCGGAACTTCGTTAGGCTTTAGTCCCATTATCCCACCTGTGTGATACCTAGGCGCGTCTTGGAAGAAGCTCCAGGGAACACTTCTGGAACGACCGCCAGCCTTACCGATTTTGTCGCCATCGTGGTGCACGCCCGCACTAACCATCCCCATCAAGCTACCTGCACCAGCACTCGCACCACCCGTATACGCCGAAAGCATCGACTGAATCGCAAGCTGAATGAGCAGCTTTGCAATGATTTTCGACACCTCAGTCAGCACACCCTGAGCGAAATCCGAAAACGCTTCTTTCGCTGATTTCGTGCCAGAGATGAAGTCAGTAAACAAACCCTCAAGCCCACCTTGCAGGCTGCTCGATACATTGTCCGTCAGCGTCTGCAAGTCGAACACTTCGGCCCGAGCGTCCTGAGCTGATTTCTTTACTTTGTCGAGATCTGCCGGATTGCCAGTGACTTCAGCAGCCTTCACACCCCTGTCTTCGAGCTTGTTGGCTTGGTCGAGGTAGTCCAGCGGTGAGATCTGATGCTTCTCCAACTTTGACTTCAAACTGGCGTACTGGCGCTCGATCTCAGCCATCTCGGCCTGAGCTTTTTTGGAGCTGATTAGCTTCTGGATTGCCGAGGAGTCGTCGCCCAGGCTTTCCATATTTTTGATCGTGTCTTTGAAATCCGACTCGATCTTCTTGATGTCTGCCGAGAACTGATCACCGCCAATGGCCAGCAGCTCGATCTGCGCGTCGGCCTTGATCTGAGCTAACTGCTCTTTTATCTGACCAACCTGGGCGGCACGGTCGGCTTTCAGTAGCGCCGACTGGTTGACGAGCTCTGCGCCGATTGTTGCTTGATCAGCGCGTTTGCTGGTGATGTCGGCCTCAAGTTGGTTGATAGTGGCCAAAATTCCCGGCGTGTCATTTAAGTTCTTTGTTGCACCTAGGAGCTTTTGTTGTCCGGCCAGGCTGCCTTGGAGTGCCTTGATGTCGACTTCGAGGGAGCGCTTTTTTTGTTCGCTGAGCTTCTTAGCAGCTTCCATTTCGATGCGGAATTTCTCATCAGCGATCTGTACTGCGGAGAGGTTTTCCAGGCGAGCGCGCTCTTGCAGGCCGGAAAGCTCGATCTGCTTTTTCGTGTCGATCTTGGAGGTCGTGATGTCGATTTCTTTCTTCGCCAAGTCAGCCTGCAACTGAGCTTGGGTGGCTGCGATTTGGGCTGATGCGGCGGCGTTTTTTGTTTGGAGTTTTACGATTTTGTCTTGATCAGACTTATCTTTTCGTCTCGCGAGCTCGGCGTTTGTTTTGTCTTCATTGGCGAGAATCAGCTGCGTAACCTCAGCCATCGTTTTTTCAGTCTGTTTCTTGTAGTCGCCGTCATTCCACACCTTGAAGTTTTCTAAGCCAGACTTATGCGCTTCGTCTTTGAGAACCTGAAGCTGCTTGATAGTCTCGCCAATGCTTTTGTTTTCTGTCGCAACTTGGATGGGTTTGCTTGACGATTCCTGGAGCCCGGAAAGAACACCCTGGAATTTCGAGATCTGACCGGCAGCTGCATCGAGGTTGAACGTGTTGGCGAACTGCTTCATTGGCTCGATGAACGTGGAGTTCAGGAACTCCAGGTTTTTTGCGAATGCAGCCCTGAAGATGTTTACGAGGCCATTGGCACTTTTCGTGTAGATCGAGTCGAGAAACTGGAATTGCTTGAGGTTGAACGTAGCGAAAGACAAGACCACTTCTTTCATCGCGCTGTAGGCAACCACGAACGCGTTTTTGACCTGTACAGTGAAATTCAGACTAGCTACGACGCCGGAAAAAACATCCAGGAACGTTTGGCCAATGTCTTTAACAGGTGCCTGGGTATCTTTTGAGATGCCAACTATGGCTTCAGTCACCATCTCCGTCAGAGCAGTCAATTCAGGAGCGATGTCAGCAACGATTTTGTTAAATGCAGTGCTGCCAACTTTTTCAAGCTGAGCAAATGACTTCCCCAGTTGTGAAACAGTCAGGGTGTCCACATCCGACAAAGTAAGATTTAGTCGTTCAGCCTCGGCGCGAAGCCTTTTGAACTCAGCTCCACCGTTTCGCAGAACTGGAAGCAGATTGCGCAGGGAGTCAGACCCGATTTGGTCAAGGAATGTGAATGCTGAGTTATCAGACATTCCTTTAATCGTCTCTGAGATTTTGTCTAGCTGCTCCAAAGGATTGAGCTTGTTAAATTTCTCAGCAGAGATGTTGAGGACTTCAAAGAAGTCGACTGCGCCACCAGAGCCAATAGAACTGAATTCCTCAACCTTGATCCGGACTTCGTCCAAAGCATCCAGAAACTGATCAGGTTTGACGTTTGCCCCGTTAAACGCCGCGTACTGCGCTGCAGTTAAGTCTTGCATAGTTACGCCGAGGCGCTTCGCAGCGAAGTCCAATTCAGTCATCTGCTCAATAGCATCATGAAACTTGAATGCGAGACCAACGCTAGCAGCCAGCGCCGTAATTTTACTGAAAGAACTTGTGAGTATGTTGGATGCTTCGTCCTTAGCTTTAAGGACTAAATTGATTACAGCATTACTAGCCATGTTTATTGCTCTCCGGCAATTTTCATCATCAGGTCATTAAATGGTTTCGAATCCCCCGTGACGCAAGATATTCGGCTCAAGTGATTGCCATACATTTCCCCAAGTAGCTGCTCGCGGCTAAGTTCTTTTTGAACTACAGCAATCCTGAACAGCTTTCGAATGGAGTATTTGTACGGGTTTAAGTGCGGGGTGTTATGTCCCCTAGATATTAAGAATTCACAATTCGAGACCAGAACGCCGACGAACGTATCTAACTCGTCACTATCCTCAGCACTCTCTTTGCGTTTCCTCTCTGCCTCGAAGTCTTTTACTTTTTCAGCAGCTGTACGATTGTCGGCCCGAGTTTGATCAGGCTTTTTTTTAGACCGTCAGGGAATGTAAGCGAGAAAACTGTGGCAAGTAGTTCGACTTGAGTCAGCAGAGGTAGGTTTTGTACGTGCGGAGCAGCATCCGGCTCTTTGCACCCAAGTGCGATGCATGCCGCGCCGAATTCTGGAAACTGGAGCATGATGCTTTTCGAATTATCAGTAGACTTCAGATCCTCGCTGGCATTCTGCAGGTAGATGGCGCGTAGAATTTTATCGTGGCTATTAACCAGGCGAATTAGGTCTTCGGTGGTCAAGCCATATACGTCAAACGAAATCTCAGGCTTATCATCTGATGCCTGATTGATTACAACTTTCTTGCAAGGAACAACAAGGTCGAGCAGAGACATGCGAAGGCCTTTCTTATTATTATTTTTATACACCAATCATATCATTTCAATTGACACAGATGGGCCGACGGTCAAGAATGCTTTGAGCTCAAAAGGCATGAGGCCAGGGATGCAGAAAATATCGGAACTAACGCTTGCAGAGCGTGATGATTATGTTTGCCGTCAAAGTATTGCAGTGCTGCAAGTTAGCGGTTATGACATGCCATTGGAAGTTGCAATGGATTACTTGCTAGATTCCGATGTCCAGGATGGTTATCGATTTGATGTTCTGGACTGCGTGTTCAACTGTATTTCTTTTGCTTTAGAGCACAAGCGCGATGACACAGAGGTTAAGGAAGCCATGGAGAACATGCTGATGCAGGTTGGTGCGGAGCATGTGCATCGGTTGACTGACCAGTTGTTCAAGATTGCCGAGGCTGCGGCCAAGGGCGAGCTGGAGCCGGTCGTATGCTGACAGTTCATTTTGTGAGGCATGGTGAGAGTGCTGCGAACGCTGGCAATGCTACGTCCGACCCGGCGCTGATTCCGCTGACTGAGAAAGGCTGGGCTCAGGCTCGGGCTGTAGCGGATTCGTTCGATGTAGCGCCCGATCTGATCGTGATGTCGCCGTTTGAGCGTGCCCAGGATACGGCGCTGCCGACTATCCAAAAGTTTCCAGAGTGTCCTGTTGAGATTTGGGCAGTAGAGGAATTTACTTACCTCTCACCGGCTAGGTGTGCCAACACGACTGCTGCTGAGCGGAAGCCATGGGTAAACGCCTACTGGGGTTCGGCTGATCCGGATTTCGAGGATTGGCCTGGTACAGAGTCGTTCAATCATCTGATCAGGAGAGCTAGGACTGTCTTGATTCGCCTGAACACCATGACCGGTGAGGTAGTGGTCTTTGGACACGGTCAGTTTATGCAAGCAGTACGTTGGCTGGTTACCTATTGCCCAGAAATGATCAACTCAGACTCAATGCGTGATTTCAGGGTTTTCGATATTAGCAACCCGATTGCTAATGGTGAGTGTATTGAGTTCAGGTTCGATGGTCGCGCCTGGAATTTAGTAGTCGATAATAAATAAGGGATTAAAATGAGCAAATTCGCTATGAAACCAATGGACGTTAAGCGTTTCAGCGCTCTGGTTGGGCCGTCTAGAACTCCAGGCGCGGCGTATATAAGCAAAGAGCTGGCCTGGTTTAGTAATTCCGACGAATCAATTTTGGGATCTATACTGTTAGATATCGAAGATACTGAGTTTGTCTCAATTCTCTTAGGACGAGACGAGGTCGGCAGATACCGTTTGTTTGATTTAAAGCACGGGATGAAATCACCTAAAAAGGCTGAGGATTGGCTCGCCAAACGAATAGAGCATCATACTGCCACTGGCAAAAAGGTCTTTGAACAAGGGGATGCCACTGGCGAGGCAATGGATCTGTTCACCCCTATCGTTGCGGATAAGAAGCTCCATCCATTTTTTTTGAGGCTTCGAGACGAACCATCCTTCTCTTCTGCAAAGGAGATTATCGCCGAGATGGCTCCGCACTTTGTGGACATTGATGGTAACTACGTTGAGCAGTTCCAGTCTACGGGCTTCGATGCGAGGCTATGGGAGCTCTACCTAAACGCCTACCTTGTGGAAGAAGCTCTATTCTTCGACCGAGAGCACTATGCCCCTGACTTCCTAGTAAAGAAGTTCGGCAAAACCGTTGCCATCGAAGCTGTAATAGTTGGAAGGAAGACTGCTGTTACGGATGAAACTATAAATCGGCCAATCGAGGCAATGTCCCCTGAAGAGCTGATGGAGAAAACCAGGGATGAAATGCCAATTAAATTCGGCAGCCCGTTATTTTCGAAACTCAAGAAAGAATATTGGAAGCTGGATCATGTTGCAGGAAACCCTTTGGTCATTGCTATTGCCGACTTTCATGATAACCAATCAATGACATGGAGTGGCACAGCCCTATTGCAATACCTCTACGGAGTACGTCATGACTTCCACAGGGATGACGAAGGTAATTTAATTATTTCTCCATTGAAAATTGAGACCCACCAGGTCGGAGACAAAGTAATTCCATCAGGGTACTTTTTTCAGCCAGATGCCGAAAACATCAGCGCAATATTGTTTACCGCTGGTGGAACCATCTCTAAATTTAATCGTATGGGCAAACAAGCTGGATTTGGAAGTGCGTCCGTTATAATGCACAGGGCTGGAACTTACCATGACCATGATCCAAATGCCTCACTCCCTAAAATGTTCGGATATGAAGTGAACGAGACCTGTCAGGAGACTTGGGCAGAGGGGGTGTCAATGTTCCACAATCCAAATGCACTACACCCTGTTCCTAGGGAGCTTTTTCCATCGATTGCCCATCATAGATTCGATGACGGTCAGATCGTAAGTGACCTGCCAGAATTTCATACCTATGCGTCGCAAACCTTCATGCTAAACATAACCGACAAGAAATAAATTAAGGGGCCTGCGGGCCCCTTATGCATCCAGCTGATCAGGCTGCCGTTACATGCTCTTCAACGAACAGCTTGGAGAGTCCAGCCCCCGTAACTGCTTTCGATACCAGGAGGGTGCCCTTGATCTGCTGGTCAGCGTAGTCAGAAGACAGGAGCTGACGCTGGGCTGCAGGTGATAGAGAGACTTTGTGGTAAACAACTTTCACCGGAGCGTCGTCAGCAGCAATGTTCTTCCCGTCGAAAGTGATGCGAACGTTCACGCCGCTGTTCGTGAAGCCTTCAATCCTTCGGACAGCAGCTTTCTCATAAACCACATCGACCACATCACCGTCCTGGATTGCCGACGTTTTTGGAAAGTAGAGCGAACCATTGGAGATAACGTAGTCCTGGCCCTCGATCAGAGGCTCAGCCTCTCCCTTGATGGTTACGCTGGTCAGCAAGGAGATGATACCTGGGACGATAACATTGGACTCCTTGAACGCCTTGATTGAAGCGGTGGCACCCGGCACCGCAACATCCTTGTGGACATCGCCGTACAGAACGAGAGCTAGCACGTCTGGGTTGAACGACTTGAGGGTAATGTCCAGGTCAGCAGTGTTTTTGATAACTTTTGACTGAGCGACACCAAGCGTTCCATAAACCAAGTCCAGCATCTCTACTTTATCAGAGCTTAAAGCAAGACTCGCTGATGATGCCTGTCCAACAAATAATGCGCCACTGACCGGCTGGTCGCTGGAGTCGAGTCGCTCGATCATGACTCCGCCGTTACCGATCCAGCCAATCGTGTTGTCTGGAGAGTTAAATCCGTAAGACATATATGTACCTATTCTTATTATTATGGGTTTTTATTTTGAGCTCAAACGAGCACGATTCGTTGCGACCAGATAACTGACCAGGCGCTAAAGTCTGACTTGCCGTCAGTAACACCGTTGAATGCTTCTTTGATTAATTGTAACACGGGGATCTTTGTATTTGTTTTAGGGTCGCCACGGAAGTTCTCAATCATCTTGGCAATCTCTACAGCGGTGTCAGCAGCTATAGATGACATTCCGTGGGTGCTTGGATCTATCTTGCCGATGACCCAAGCTCCAAACATTGCGTCTAACTCTAGTTTCACTCTGGAGTTTCTGTCAGGGACGTTGCCTCCGCCGCAGGAGAGAAGTATGTACGGGCGTTTGCCATCAAGCTTTAGATTCTTGAGATCATCTACTTCAAGTTCGCCTGAGAAGAATTTGATGGTTGGTTTTGACGGCAAAGCTTCGAGCTGGGTTTTAATTAGTTCTAGGTGATCGGAGATATTCATGCGAGTGCCTTTTCGACATTTCTTATTAGTATTTTCACGTACTCATTTTTCCACTTGTCCGGCAGTCCACGCTCTTTGCTCGGCAGGAACATGCGCTGCTTAACCCTAATGCCGTTCTGATGGGTATCTGCGTATTCAAGGGGTGATCCAAGAACGATGCTGAGACCCCTGACTTCTCCAGATATACTGTTTCGGAGCATCCCGGTGTCGAGCAGCGGCTGCCCTTGGCGGTGTTTGATGTCCGCCCATTTTTCGCCGTATGGGTTGATCGAGCGTCTGAAATTGGCTTTGATCCGGTTTTCCCAGAGTGCCGCGACTTCCTGGAGGCCAGCGCGGATGTGGGGGTTGTTTGGCCCGAGCTTCTTCACTTTTGCAGCGAGTTCTTGGAGCTGCTTCGTGTTCGCTACGAGCTCGACAGACCTGTCGCCGGTTGACGATGCTGCCAGTGCCCTGGCGATGACGGGGATCATGGCTTATGCCCGGAAAAGGCGGATATTGGTGAGCTTCGAGCCGGTAGTTGTCTTGCCCTCAGCGATCAGGTGAATCTTGCCGGTGGCGACCCCCTCAAGGAAGGCCAGGGCGTCTTCGTACCGCTTGCGCAGGTTCTCGCTGTCCGTGTCAGGCCATGCGTTGTATCGAGCGATATCGAGCACTGAGCCGCGTACATCAGCTATTGCAACCGGGTCGACCAGGGGAACATTGATGCCATTTGATCGGATGTACGTGTCAGCCAAGCGAGATGCCCGGTCGATGGCCCTGACAACCCTGATTTCGGCATCGTCAGGGAGATCATCGTCACCGAACTCATTTCTAAAGTCTTCGTAGCTTGCGTAGGTCATAAAAGCAGTTTCTCTTAATCATTATGTTTGTTTTGATCCTTGCTGCCGCTGCCTTGCTACCCCATCTACCCTCCGAATTTCTTTTTCTTCTTAAATAAAGAGGCAGGTAGGTGGGGTGGAATCATGTCTGATTCAGAAAAACTTCTTTTGATCTCAGCTCGTCTAGTGGGATCACATGATGCGTATCGAGATCCACAAAGCTTTCCAGCGGTTGTCCCGACTTCCATAACCTGTACCGCGCAGGCCCAAGGATCGCCTCCTGTTCGCCGGCACTCTGCTTTCCAAGCCAATCTTCATACCCATCAGCAAATGCAGGTTCATCATCACTCACGGCGATCATCACTGTGCGGCAGCCAGGGTGGAAAGGAGGCACCTTGCGACCCTTGTCCGACGTCTTGTAGATCTTTCCGTCCAAGGCCCTACACACAGGCGTGGTGCGTGAGTCCAGCACAGCACTGAGCTGATACGACCCGAAACCAACCCGCTCAAAAGTTTTCAGCGAAGCTTGCGAAGTAACATGTGCAGACGCAGTCCGAACCATAATTTCAGCGTTGCGCTTAGCACCCTGAAACGGATTCCCCGGCTCTGCATACAGCGCATCAACGATCTTCGAGTTTGACAGGCCATTCAACACACCCAGGCGAATGGTCTGCTTCACTTTGATCTGCGTAGCAAGCCGCTGCTCATCGAGCCACTCGCCCAAGATTTTGCCGTCAAACGGGTCGCTGCTGACAATCGACTCAACCAACTTCTCGGTGACCATGTCGTTGCTAAAATCGAAGCCAAGGAGCTTGCTCGTGAATTCCGACTCATAAACAAACAGGTCGCCGAGCTCAGCTTTGAGCGTGCTGGACATCATCGAATATTCATCGTCGATCAGCTTGTCGATAGTGACAAACGTCCGCCTGAGCCTTGCGACGGCGTTCCAGTTGCGTGCTGTCATTGCCTCATCGAGCTCAGTCTTCACCGAGACCTTTAGTGCTTGCAGGTGCAGCGCCGTTTGCTTTGCGATCCTGGTGAACTGACCACGCATTGCGATTTGATGCTTGATCGTCTTGTTCGCAAGGCCTGTCATTGTTTGGGCCCCTGAACAACCTGTCGGATGTAGTCCTGGAGTCCCTGCAGCTGAGCCTCGCTCGTGACTATTTGCTCTCGGAGACGTAGATAATCCTGTCGAGCAGCGGCTGTAAGCGCGGGGTTTCCTGCATCATCCACGACGGAGGGGCTGGTAGCGGCTGGCATTGCAGTTGGGCAGGTTGCACGGACGAGCACGCGCTTAGTGCCAGCGGCAAGCTGATCACGCAGACCCTCAATCTCATTCTTCGCATTCGTCATTTCCTCGAAATTCTTTTTATCCAGGTCGTCCCTTGCAAGTAAGGACAGTCGTGCTGACTCTGCCCGCGCTTTGAGCTGCAACACCTCCGCAGAGGAAGCAGCTAGGTCGCTCACCAACAGATCACGCTCATGCTTAATGGTGAGCAAGCCAATAAGAGCCGCCAAGACGAATACGGCGAATATCAGGTACTTATTCATAGTCCGACCTCGCACAACTGACGCTCAACCGCTCGCCTGCGTATCAAGCCTCTAAGCTTTTCTTTTCCTGCATAAACCCAGCGACTTAGTTCTTCACACGCGCCCCTGGTGTCACCTGAGTTCAATTTCTTCAAGAGCGTAGAGCTCGCAAGTTTCTTCGCCCCTACGTTGAAAACGAATGAGGACAATGCCGCATGGCGCTCAGGCGTCAGTGGGACTTCAACTAAACGCTCGACTGCGGATTGCGCGCTGGCTATATCTTTATTGAGTAGGTCATTACACTCCGGGAGGGTTTTTCTTTGATTAGGATGCACGTCGCCCGTATGGCCATGACAGATAGTTTGAATCCCAACTGAATCTTGATATGCCCGTAAGGAGAGTCCCTCGTGGTCTTTAACAATGCTGAGTGCGATACCGGTAGCAAGTGCAGCTGCTGCGGTGAGACCACCTGCTGCTCCAATTAAGCTTTTGAAGTTCATTGTGAGGCCTTACTCTTAGCCTCACTTTCTTTGGCTTCTCTCCTATTTTTAAGAACGGAGAACGTGATTTGACATACAAGGTAAAGCAACGTGAGCGCCTTCACCCAGTCATCGACAGACATTCCACTAAGTGATGCCGTTATGACGGCGACAGGTGGAGAGAGCTTCGTAGCCTCAACGGTTACATATTGAGAAATTGACATTAGACTTTCTTCTTATTATTATGTGAGTCTATTATTTATTGTATCATTTTAATTGGATAAGTGTTTATGAGCGTGAAGTCAGCAGTTGCACAAGCACTTGAAAACTTCGATCCTGCGAACCCATTCCACGTCGCACTAAAGAAATACGGCGAGTACAACTATAACCGTGCGATAGAGCGTGCTACTGAATATCAGCGTGAAGCAATTTCCAATGGCCAACCAATAGTTGATATTGCTGAAGCGGTCAAACAAAAGGCCCTGGAAATCTTTGCAGACGAGAGACAAATGCGCGGTATGAAGCTAGAAGAGGATTTAGGACTCTGAAACTTCAGCAATCTTTTTAGCCCGAACCTTCCGCATAGGCTTCTCAACAGGAGCCTCAGGTTGTTCAGGGAGAGAAGCCCCGGGCTCGCAATACCCCAGCCCACGCCAGTAATCCTCCGCAACACTTCCGACATCAACCAACACCCGATCCCCATCAAGCTCTAGCCATACACTATTTTTACTCATCGTTTGTCTCCAAAGTTGGCCAGTTGACGGCAAATGGGTCTTGTAGGGCTACGTCGCGCAATGCCTGTCTGTAAACGGCCAGTAGCTGCCTTCCCTCAGTGTCGATGGTGCCGGTGATGTCCTCACTATCGAGCAGTCTCACGCGAAGCAGATCAGACTCAGCCAGCAGCTCATCACGAGCCCTCAGGACTTCCTTCAGCTTTTCTTCGCGAGAGACCTCAATCACGAGCTCGCCGTCGACGATTCTCAGGGACTTCCGGCTTGAAAAGGCCTGCAGTGCTTCTTCAAAATTCTCGACCTCAACGAACTGTGTGCCCGGCAGGTCGCCGTACCCATACACGTAGCCGGAGTCATCGTAGTGCAGCTTATTTTTTGACATAAAACCTGTACCCCTCGCATGCACCCGAGACGAGTGGCAATTTGAAATAGTTGTTATCGAGTAGTGTGAGCTGATGAATCTCCACGTTCCCTGAGGAGCCGTCAGCAGATCCCACCGTCCCGGAGTCGCCGAAGTACAGAGCCTTGTGTGCGACTGGATCAATCAGCATTCCAGCAAGCTTTGTGTTGAAGGCCGGTAGCTTCGCGAACGTATTCCCATAGTCGAACGACACGTACCCGAAATTGTTGGCCGTAGCACGGAGACCATTCACAAAAAGGAAGTTGTTATGGCAAGCGATGCTGTGTGTGACAGCGGTAGCGTTGACGAAATATGGCGATGTGACTGAGGTGACTCGATCCGTCCTTGCGTTCAGCTTGTACTGTATGCCCGCAACGCCGAAATACACGAAATCACCGGCGCATTTGATCGTATCCGGTGCCGGGTAAATCGAGTGGATGAGCTTGGCAGACGTGACTGTCGGAACGGAGGTATCCAGGAACATCTCATAGAGCCCAGGTGCCGAAGCTCCATACGTTCCCACGAAGAAGATCCGTCCGCCCTCGGTCTTCACTACCGTACTGCCCTGATCGAGCCCACCAATGGAGAACACGCCCGAAAGGTTTCGCTTCGTGTTCGTTTTCGGACTGTACAGACGACGCAGGGAGATCCAGCAAAACAAATCTTCATCGCCCGTCACGCTAACCGCGCTGAATCCGCCGTTCGTCGATTGCGAAGATTCACCAGTGTAAGCAGCGGTAACAGCCGATCCATTTACTTGGACGCAATAGATGTTGTAGCTGCTATTGAGAAAGTACAGAGCGTTGTCCGTAACTACCAGGCGCTTATGACCCAGCGCCGAAGCATTTGAGTAAACCAGGTTGAAGCTTGAATCGTAAGCGGTAATAAATGGCGTGACGCTATTAACTGTGAATAGCAGTCCTTTGAAATAGACTGCATCCAATACTTCGCCAGTTGTCATCGATTTACGGGAAATACTACTCGACAGGATGCTTTGATACTTCGGCACACCACCATTAATGATCCCAGCAAGCACTGAAGCTAGAGAACTTTCCTTGATACTTCCATCACACTCAAAGTAATCAGTGTAGGAACCTTCAGGGAGCATTACAATTGTGCCAGTTTCAATCCCGGACACAGATATTTCTTCTCCCGGCTCAGGTGTAGGGATAGCTGCAACTACTGCATCAACCATCTGGCGAACAGTAGCTTTTTGTGAGTTGCCAGGCCTATGGACATGAAACACAGCATCTAGGTTTTTATCCCAGGCAGTCGCGAGGTCACTGGGACGCTTTTTATTAGTTGTCATTCGAAATCCTGTTTGCTTTGAATGCAAATCTTGTTATGTGAATATTGTATCACTCTTCGACGAGTTGATATTCAAGCATGTCGAAGTCTCGAAAGTTTCTCGTAACCAACAGAGATGAGTCTTCTACATCAATCCATTTGAGGCTTGAGTCGCCGTCGACTGGGAATACTTTTGAGAACGTCTTACCGGCATCGTAGGTAACAGTTAGCGACACATCGCCGTTGACGAATATTGCGAAATCTCCTCGCGAATAACCATGGGACAAAGCGCTATCCAATGAGGCTCTCTGAATGTTGCCGGTGGAAAGGCTGATGACCCGTAGATCTACGCCGCTCATTACGTGAAGGTAGGTGTTCCCGGCAACGACCTTTCCACCATTCTCGCTGACCAGACTGTGAGCCGACTCAGTGAACTCGAATACTGCGGAGCTCTGATTGCTTGTGCGTTTTGCGCTTGCGAACACACGCCCATTCGACGATGCCACCTCGGCACCCGATCCCTCGATCTGAAGGCTTACGTCGCTGAAAACTGGGCCAGGCCTGACAGCGAGGGTCACGGGATTGATCAGGTAAGAGATGGAGAAGTCAGTGTTCACCAACCAGTCTTCGTCACCTAGGCTCGCCATTGTTGGCAGCTTCATATCTCCGAAGGAACCCGCGATGTCGAGAGCAATTGAGGTGTCCGAGCCGTCAAGTCTGGTGAGCCTGTCGAGGCCATTGTCGCTGCGCAGGTAGTAAGCCGTGTGCTCCGTTTTGAACACGTCGCAAGCCCGGTCTGAGATGTAGTTCTTCTCGACAATCCTGGCGGTTCCCTGCGTCAGTTCGTTCTCACTGTCGAATATCACGTACTGCCCATCAAATGCAGCGATATACGTCTCACCTGACTTCAGGATTCTTTTCGGCAAGCCATAAACACCGCCGAAGCTGATCGATCTGTTAGCTGCAGTGTTGATTCCGGTGATTCGCTTGAGCTGCTCGACGAACTTCTCCCACGAGATATAGCTGCCATCATCAGCGACCTCAACGAACTCCAGGCCAGCAATGTCAGCATATATTGCGTCCGGCGCAGATACCGATCCAGCCATGGGATCAGGCTTCGCTACAACGACAACATCGCCCGGCTTGGTGCCAGGATCTTGTTCGCCCGGTGACGTCGCAGACCAATTGCCGTTGTCATCAGCGGTTCCAGTTCCTGTTGTGCCGTCAGGGAACGTGACAGTGACCTGATCACCGGGATTAGCACCTCCACCCCCTACAGTGACAGTGCCATCAGAATTCGGCGTGATATCCCCAACGACAGGCTCACCAGGTTTGGGATTTGTAATCACGCCGACATCGCCTGGCCCCACGTCTGGATCATGCGGAACATCAGGAAACTCGACTTCCCAGCCACCATCGTCTCCGGCTTCACCCGAGCCCGTTTCACCTCCAGGTAGCGTGACCTCAACGTCATCACCGGGATTCGCGCCGCCACCCCCAACGACAGTACCGCCACCATCTCCAGGCTTCACTTCGCCAGGCTCTGGGGTAGCAGGTTTATCAGGTGTGGGAACTTGATCGATGATTAGATCTGGAGCGCTCGGAGCAGGCGTCACAGCACCTGGAGATGTAACAGTCCAGCCGCCACCGTTACCAACAACTCCAGTACCTACAGTGTCGTCAGGAAATGTCACGACGATTGTCTGCCCTGGCGTGCCACCACTACCACTAACAGTTATCGACCCATCCGGATTCACGACAACGTCATCGACAACCGGCGAACCGATCACCAACCGCACGACACGGCGCAGGTGATAAACCGTGAGAGATAAGAGATTCCGACCAAGAATATTCATCAGAACCTCACCTCACTTCGTGAATCCAGACTGTCGCCGCATCCTCACCCGCGAGCAGCCGGACGCTGATCTGTTTGCCACGGTTTGCATTCAAATAGACCCCGCCACGGGCATCGATTGGCGCGTCGGATTCAGTGACCGAGGTGCCTTCCGCGAGATGAATTAGGGATTTGCAGAAGACGTAGATCGCTTGGCCTTGGATTACTTGGGTAGTGAATGTAGCGCCTTGGGTAAGGCTTGATTTCCCCCTGGACGCGCCGGGGGTGACGATTGGCAGGATGCCGCCGTTTCGTTCGATTGTTGCGGTTACTTCGCTCATAAACTGCTCCTGAAATTAAAAGCCCCCGCAGCTTGTGCAGCAAACGAGGGCTTTGGGTGTTGCGGGTGGGCTCCGGAGAGCCCGGTGTATCAATGCCCGCCGAGACGGGTGGCGCGCTCAGGAGCAACAGCTTTGCAGCCGAAGAAGATCTCGATCTTGTAGTGAGTGCTTTCAGTGCTTGCGTTGTACCAGGACAGCAAACGCAGGGTGATACCAGTCTCCGGGTCGGTCATCGAAGCGATGGTTACGCCGGGAGCGTTAGCTGGGGTTTCAAGCTGACGGAACGCGATCAGGAACGCGGACTTGCTGAACGCCAGGTCGATCTGGTGATCGCCGATCACGGCCAGAGAGGTGTTGACGGCAATGGCTTCGGTGATTGGGGCGGTAACGGTGACCGCAACGGCGCCGTCAGCATCAGCAGCAATGTCATTAGCAACGGCAAACACTTGCTCGGAGCCAGCAACAGTGATGATGTCGCCTTTCTTGAATGTAGCGTTGGCACCGGCACCGCTGAGCACCAAGATGGACGAGCCGACGCTGCCAGCGACAGCCAGCTTGATCGCCTTGCTCTCAGAAGCAGTACCAGCAAAGTGCGTTGGGGCTTGCACGTCGCTGTAGATGTCGAACCCGAATCTGCGACCGATGATGCCTTCTTTTTCGGCAGGCTGTTCGCTGTACGAGGTGAACACACCAAGCAAATCAGCTTCGGTATCCGAGGTGAGCACTAGATTCTTGTCGCCAAGCACCTTGCGGTTGTTCAGCGACTTACGAGCAGCGATCAGGTCTTTCTTGTCGCGAGCATTTTCGGAGGTCAGGTTGCCGGAGAAGTACGGGACTTCTTTGAACATGTCGAAAATTGCCTCATTGACCGTCCGAGCCAAAACATCAACTGCGGCTGCCAGGGCATCAGGGATTACACCTGGCTGCATTCCAGTAAACTCGCGATCCGACATCTTGAATTCTTTGTAAACGTGGCGATCAAGGCGCAGCTCGACCTTGTCGACGTTCAGGTCAGTTGCGACCGAGCCGTCAGTGCCATGCTCGTCAGCCTTGTCGAATTCAACTGGCTTATTTACACGGATCATCTCACCGACTTTTTTCGACTCGTCAGCCTTGTTGACCGTGATCAGCTTTGGCATTGTCAATTGACCACGCAGACGTGACATTGCCACTGGCAGAATCGTTTCGTTAATCAGTGCTTCGAAATTGTTCCCGTACGCCGGAAGAACAACGAGTGCATTACTTTGCGTCATTTGCATACCTATTTATTATTATTGTTGTATTGGTATTTTTGAGGTATCTGTTGCTCACAGAGCAAAACAGTCGCTGGCCCGACCAGCTTGGGAACTGGAGCTCAGGGAGAGCCCCAGGGTGCAACTTTTTAATCAGCTAATTACGATTTCGCCCTTAGCTCTTTTTGTAAATAGATCCGTTTGTTCTTGGGGGGAGCCAAGCATCAACTTCTGTTGCCATTCCTCACGGGTCATCGATTGAGCGTTCCCACCAGTGCCTTGCTTTCCACCTGACCCAGGCATTGCCTTGAAGTAGTGCTGTTTGGTTTGAGACAGACTTTCGATCCACTCTTTTGGCGTAAGCGCCCGACCAGACTTACCCATGGCTACGTTGCCATGTTGATCACGACTAACCAGCTCACCCGAGTCAGTAAGCTCCCACGAGCCACCGGCAAGGTTGATCAAGTCGTCAATAGCGGAAGGTTGGAAGAACTCATTCTTCAGTGCCTCGTTACCGATCAGCTGTTTAATCTGAAATTGCTTCAGCTTACCCCTCTCGGCATCAGCTACTTTGCGAAGCTCTTCTTTCTCAGCCTGCTCAGCCTGGAGACGCTCCTGCCACGTTGCATTGGCAGCATTAACACGCTTGTCTAACAGGGCCTGGAAGTCCATCTTGCCTGACTTCAGTGCTGCTTGATCTTGCTCATCCTCAGCTTGGGCGAGAATTGCATTGAGCTGATCTTGAACTTTCTTCTTCTCAGCAAGAATCTCAGAGTTCTTTGACTTCAAACCGCCAGTTTCGGCAGCGAGTGCCTTGGCTAGTTCGGCTTTGAGAGTTTCCTGGAATTCTGGAGTTTCGTGGATTGGTACTTGAGCCCCTGGCTCTTGTGTTCCGCCATCTTCTTCGCCGTAAGCCTTGAAAACAACGAGACCACTGTTCTGCTTCAACATTCTTAATCCCCCAAGGATCATTTATTGTTTTTATATGTTGTGAACACATAATATCATAAAAAATGGCCTGAGGGATTTAGTGCAAAATAATCATTGACTATCTTAAACAGCTTTCAGAATCGCATATTTCGTATCTTGATCGAGACTCTGAACTCTTTCGACGAACTCGCTGAGAATGTCGAAGCTACCAGCTTTAGCGTCTTTGAGAATGTCGGGAATCAATCCAAGGTCGAGAATCGTGAGAAACAGTTCATCTGAGCCACGCCCCCCATAAACCGAAGATTCCCAGAGCTCGTACAACTCCCTGGCATTGGGCTTCACGATTCCATTGGCGAGCAGGAAGAGTGTTGCACTCAAGCCTTCAGTATTCCTTCCGGCCTTGAAGGCTTCATGCGCTTTCATGTACATGTCGAACTGTTCTACAAATTTGCTCATCGTCGTTCTCCTCTTATTATTCTTCGATGATCTGCGCCAAGACTTCCCAGACTAGGTACTCCAGACTACTTGGCTCAGAAAAACTCTGTACGTTAAAAACATACCTGACACCATCAAACACGAGATCATCTGCTCGAACCAACTCGCCGATGATGAAATTCTCAATAGTCCTGATCGACAACGCACACCCAACTTCAGCGTAATCAGCAATCAACTCAAGCTGTTGTTTGCTCTCAAACCGAAGAAGATCAAGGGCAGGATAGTGTTTTCTTTCTGAGTCAAAGCCTCCGACAAGTCGAATAGCGCAGATCTCTTCAGTTTGCGGGGTAAGTGCTTTGATACGGACTGTCTGCATTTTAATACCTGAGAGCTTGGGCTCTTCTTCTAATGCTTTCATGATAACTTTTGAGCAAACCCTATTGCAATTAAATTTCAAGTGCGGGTGAATATTCATTGAGCAGACCAAGGCTCACTGCCATAATACAAATATGGACATCAAGTATTGGAAAGAGTGATGAAAGGTCAAGCCCTTATAGATAGAGCATCAAAGCCTGGCGAGATGAGCCACCTAATCAACATAATGACTGAGTGGCGTGGAGTCGAATATGCAGAAAAAATGGTTGTCAGTGCGTTTCTATCAGTGAAAGATACCGTAACTACGAATGGTGTGGTTTTTGAAAGCCCTGAGGAGGAGTGTCGCCTTTATTTGACCGCAACTCAGGTGATGCTCAATCGCATGCTTGGAGTTCGCGGGAAACGAGAAATCCAATGATGAACATGAACCTTTTTTCAGGGACAAGGCTTTTTGAATTGAAGGCCACTTACGGACTGCCGCTTGGCCCTGCAATTGACCGAATCATCAATATAGAAGGACTGGCAATTACCTGGGCTGATTTCCTGGCTTCCGCTAGGAGTAACGGTTGGTACGACTTTCAGACAATGGAGGCTGTAGAGGCAGGCCTGGGAGATGCTGGTGTCGATAGAGCGATGCGGGATGAGATAATCCAGCGATTCAAAGCCCTGATCATGCGGAACCCAAGTCAGCACTGACCCTCAAGCCAGTGCTCAACACGCTCAAGCCTACCGACCTCTCTCAGCCGCGAACTGGCAGTACCCAAAAGATAAAGGAAGCGCTGTCGATCATTATCAGTTGGAAACCAGTCAGATATCTCAACGCTGCAGTGCTGTGAGTCACTGAGAGTCCACCGGACGATCATGTCTGCCGCAGCCCTGAAGTGATCAGCCATCCAGACGGTCTTGCCGTCAGCATACCACCCGCGCTCAGCCAGCAACCGGGTAGCGTCCACAATCCCTGCGTCACCCAAGAAGCTCGTGGTATCAGCGAAATGGATGCCAGCGAGCGACACCTTGCACACCCCTGAATCGCGATCCCAATACGAAGTAACGTGCCACCCGCCCGTCGTCACACCAGGAAATGGGAAATTGATCGCGGCTTTACCGGTGATGTAGTGCTCACGAGTAACGCGCTTCAGGTCGAGATCAAACAGTGGCTGGTTCATTCCGGCAACCTACCACCGCACCCACGCCCAGGCAACGCGGTTTGACTCCAAACCTGGCCACAGAGAAGATGTCCTTTTGGCATGGACGACCGGCATGAAGCCAACACATTTCATCGACTTCGAGGCGTCCGGCATTGCGCCCGACAGCTACCCAATCGAAGTGGCCGTGGTCTTCCCTGGCGGTGAGTATCAAGCCCTGATCCAACCAGCCTCGTACTGGGATCACTGGAGCTACGACGCCCAAGACATGCAAGGCCTCAGCCGCGAACAACTCATCCTCGAAGGCACGCCGCCATTGGCAGTTGCAAAAGAGATGAACCAACTCTTTGACGGCAAAATCCTCTGCTCAGACAACCCAGCCGACTGTTACTGGCTGGATGTCCTGTATGAGGCTGCGGGTATTGAAGCAACTTTTGAAGTCAAACCTATTGAGTCATTTGTGGGTCGTCAGGTTGCCAGCGAAATATCGGATCGGCTGCCGATAAGAAAAGGACACAGGGCGCTCCAGGATGCTCAGGCGCTTAGTAATACCGTTTATATCTATTTTTCTGATATGCCTGAACAAGGAAGGTGAGCTAAGTGCTGAAAAGCGAAATGATTAAGCGCAACAACCACTATATTTGGGCTCATTACCTTAAAGGCTGGTCTAAAAATAATATTGATATTTTTCGCAGAACAAGAAAGGGCATCAGTTCCTACCCGGTTAAAGGACTTGCCTGCGAGGTCAATTTCTACAAAATCAGTGAACTGAATAGTGCCGACATTCTGTTTATTCAGCGATGGATAAGCAAGGCCTGCGTTGAACTTCAGGAAGTTCACAACTTATTTCTTGCAGATATGATTCGCCTCTCACATTCAATTCGCGCCTTAAATGGGCATGGAAACGCTCGTAAACGTGAGCTTCTCCTTTCAAATACACTGGAAAACATTCATACGACCATTGAGGGTGATGTTAAGCAAGTGCTAGACGCACTCAGGGCGGGAAAGCTTTCCATGCTGAACGTTGCAGCAAACAGATATAATCTCCACAGCTACATTGGGCACCAGTTTTCTCGAACCCGGTTTTTTAGAGAGACGTTCGTTGAAGCCATGAGATTAAGTGGTGAAGAGCACTACGAATTAGCTAACAAAAACTGGTGGTTCTTGAGCGTAATATTTGGTGTCAATGTCGGATACAACATAGATCTATCTTACAACCACAAAAACGTCGTTTGGCTGACGAATAACACCGAAGCCCCTTTCTTAACAAGCGACAACCCTGTCATCAATGTTCATCCTAGTGTAGTTGACTGTCCTCCAAGCGAATTACCTCCAGAAGATATAGATTTTTACTTCCCGATATCACCAGCAATGGCATATATGATCAATGAGTCCGACGCGTACGGCAGAGGAGTCGTGCAAGCAGATATTCGCCTGGCTGAATTACTAAATAGAAATGTACTACTTCGAAGCGACAAGACGGTCTTCGGTGACACTGCCGAAATAATCCAGAATACAAAGAGGCCTAAGCAGCAAGTACCTTAACGAGACAGGCCCTTCGGTGCATTTTCTTTGCCCTAGGTTTGTTAGCAAAGCAACTGCGGAAATTATTTTAAGAGTATGCCGCTGGGATACGCATCTGTGTTTTCAATGGCTTCAGAGTTATAAGTCGACAAATCTCATTACTGATTGAATATCCATATATACACCGCGCAATCTCATTTTGCACAATACAAGCATTAAGACACATAAGGGCAGCGTCATGGATATCATCGAAAGTTACAGAAGGATTCAAAACGATCTTCAGGTGCTAGATGGAGGCAGAACCTCCTGCATCCTTAAGGCTCTGGAGCAGTTCAACGCCGAAGATCGCAAGCAAATCGTAAGCCGACTCCATGAAGTCTTCAAGTTCAACTTTGAGAGCACTTCTGTACAAGATTTGGTTAGACGAAATCTCAAGTCGATGAGCCCAGACGCTGACCTCTCGTGGATTCCGGACTGGAGAAAGGACTATGAAGCTCTTCTCGCGTCGAACTAAGACAGTCTGGGAGATCCAGGAAGAGCAGTTCATCTTAGCCGCAAACTCCCTCAAAACCCTCCGGGTGCCACTTGGAGGCTGCATGAGCATCGACCCGGAAGAACTCCGCCATCAGATCATCGCAAGCCGAGGGCGATACAAAGACCTGGTACGCCGGGATGGGCATTGAGGGGTTTGACAACAAACAACAATAATAAAGAGGCTTTTTATGTACGAAGAATTAAATCTTGTAGACCTTTTATCAATCACAGCGCCGACGATGAGTGATGCTTTCAAACTGGCAATTAGCAGCCCAGAGACCAGCCATCAAGAAAAACTGATGCTAGCTCTACTTTCTCAGTGCTGTGAACACCTAGATACATTGGGGCTTGCATCGGGACTCTGGGTTTGCCCGCTGGGTACAGGCGTTGGATTCAGCGCGAATCGCAAGAGTGGTGCTTGATGAAAAATGGCCCCGTGAGGCCAATCCTGGATCGAGTAATTTATACCATCCGGATTAAATAGGGTATTTGGTTTTCAGGAGAGATCCAATGCCCGCCAATTCATCGTAGCACTCGCTTTTCTTTTTTGACTCTTCTGTTTCCGATACAAAGCATGAAGCCCGTGCATGCCCTATAACGACGCTGATGAATGCTAAAAAGACCAGCATGATGAACAGGCGATAAAAATTTATAGGCTTGTTGAAATCCATTGATAATCCGTGAAGGATACTATGCCTATTCATATCAATTGCTCCCGTCACATCCTTCGTGTTTTCATAAAGCCTGGTAGCAAAGTATTTCTTGAAGCCATCTATTAGTGCCAGTCGCTCGTCAAAATGTACTAGATAGTCACGATCACGCATAAAGCTTGGCACGTCGCACTCCGAGTACGCGGCGCTCGTCACGCAGTCCTCTATTTTATTTAGAACATTGATAAACTGGTCTTTACTTGTAATTCCTGAAAAGCGGCCATCTATTTTCTCGCCAATATTCCTTAAAATTCCTTCTGCTGCTAAAAGCATACCGGAAACAGACACCGAAACATTGCCAAGCAAGTAGGATCTTATGCACTCATCGATATGCTTCATGTAGGGCTGAAAGGAGCCGATGCGATTGAATAGCGCCTCATAATACCTACCCATGTGGTAAGGTGTATAAATGGTGGCTAGACAGAAGTCGACCGTTAAGCTGTTTGGATTGCCGTTACTTGCCTTAATCGCCTTGCATATCATCTCCATATGCCTAGGCACTAGAAGAGGAGGTACTAGCAGATCCTTGCTGGCTAACAAGCTTGCAAATGGAAAGGGGCCTGAGGTTTGAGGTGGCGTTTTTTTAATTGGGATAAATGACCATTTTCCCTCCCTTATGAATCTGTATCCTTGTATTCCGGAAAAGTGCTGCAAAATAAAGCTCGACGGCTCACATGCTTCGCCATATTGCCTCTTCAATATAGTTAGCACTTCGGCTGGGCCAGTGTTGAATGCCCCGGTATGCTCGCACTCGTAAAATACCGCCTCCAAGCCCTTTTGCATGTCACCACTCATAGGTCAGGATTGCTATTAATTGATCAGGGTCTGTTGCCGTCTAACCATCTATGAAGCAAGGCCGCGCTAGGCCCATTTGCACTCAAACCAATATCATACGACCACCACTGCCTGGTCAGCCAGCGGAGGTGCCCAGCTCCCGCATCTGCTCCAGCACATGGTCGAAGAATTGGCTTTCGTCGCGATAGAAGAACGCAGATGGTTCATGAATCGCCAGATGCTTGGTGTCCTCTTCCCATTCGGCATACCAGGCATCCTTTACACCGACGAAGACAGGCGGCCTGCCTTCGAACTGATCAGCAGTGATGTCGACGACGAGGCCATACACCTCCAGCCAGGCATGGGAGGAGCCACCGTCCTTATTACCGCAAACGTAGTAGAACTCTCCGATATCCAGGCTGTTGAGGTGTTCGCCCAGCAGCTCGGAAATTGTCCCGCAGCAGCTGTGCGGGAAACCCCGAAGGTTCTCCGGAATCCACGCAGTCTTCATCACGTTCTCGATGGCAGTGCGGAATCGACAAGCCAGCTGGCTCAGCGAAACCTTGAGCTCAAACTGTACTCCGGGATGAATCATCGGCTCCCCGAGTGTTTCGAGATAGCCTGGGTACTCAGCTTCAATTGAGCGACGAGCCTCGTCGTACATACCGTCGATGATCGGTGCGAAATGCGCCATGCTGGCTCTTAGGGCTTCTCTAGTCTCAGGAGTCTTAGCCTGGAGTGTCGGCATCCAAGAAGCATCGGTAGGGTCATTCCGGTACTTTACGGCCCGTTCCGACACGTTTTTGTAAACGATCAGGCGATTCATCTCGTAATGATCAGGGGCCTGGCTTCCGAGGTCACCGGCCATGTTGAGACCATCAATCAAGGCACGAACAGACAGCCCGGCTTTCTCACCTGATGAAAATAGATCAGACGTACGCTCGGCAGGATCTACAACAATCGGGCGCCCGGCCAGGATTACCAACTGCTGAAATTCCTGATCTACTTCCATGAACTCATTCCTTAGATAACGAAAAGGGCCCTGCGGGGCCCTGATTGTTTGTACTCAAACAGTCTTACTGAGCCAACCAAGATTCCACGGTGTCGGAGCCGTATTCCGATTTCCAGTCTTTCAAAATCTTGTGGTTTCCGCCCTTAGTCTCAACAACTTCGCCCGAGTGGGGGTTCTTGTAGATTTTCACCTGGCGTGGTTTGCGGCTGCCAGCTTTCGATTCTGCAGCGACAGGGGCACGACGAGAGGCTTGTGGATCGAGCAGCGCGATCACGTTGCGCAGGCTGTAGCCGTACTCGCCGAGCAGAGCGCGAAGCTTGGCTTCGAACTCGACCTCTTTCTTCAGGCCTTCGTCGCCCTTCATTGCTTCGAGGGCTGCTAGTTGCTCAGCCAGGTGCTTTTCCAGTTGACGGAATTCTGCGAGACGAGACATTTGACGCTCCTGTATGTTGATGGGCCATTATCCAGTGATGGCCACAGCCAAGTCTAGCAATCAGCAAACTCAAGGGAGCTCCAATGCATTTAGTAATGCTCGACACGTGCGTCTGGCTAGATATTTCGACCCAGAAAGCAGAGCTGCCGATGCTGACGGCCATTGAGCATCTGGTCGAAGAAGGCGTCATCAAGCTCCTGGTGCCCGAGCTTGTGCGTACAGAATTTGAGCGAAACAAGGACAGGGTCATTGAGTCCACGCGCAAGCGGATTGCGAGTGAGATACGCGTTGTCAAAGGAATGATCCAGTCATTCGGCGGCGAAGGAAAAGACAGTGCCCTGGAGACCATTGACGATGTGAACCACCGGCTGCCGATCCTTTCCGAGGCAACCCAAGGCAGCGTCAACAGAGTGATCAAGCTATTCGACCTGGCCTTCCAGACGCTCATCTCAGATGCCGCCAAGATCAAGGCTGCCGAGCGAGCAATCGATAAAAGAGCTCCATTCCACAAGCAAAAGAATAGCGTTGCTGATGCGGTACTGGCCGAAGCCTTCCAGGAATTCCGAATCGAGCAAGCAGCCAATTTCGAAAGCTTCAGATTCGTGACTCACAATGTAACGGACTTCTCAGGCAAGGATCACAGGCAGCCCCACGAGGACTTCTCCGACATCTTTGATGGCAAAACTTCGCTGTATTTCAATACCACGAAACCCGCAATCGAAGATTTGCTGGATCTAGAGGAATTCCACTACGAAAACGAGTGGGCCTGGGAAGATCAGACGCGTGGCCTTCAGGAAATTCTGGGGGCCATGGACGAGCTGGTCGACAAGGTTTGGTACAACCGCCATATGAATCGTATGTACCATTTAGAACAGGGCGATATTGAAATCGTGCCAGAGGGTACAGAACGCTATGGGAATGGAGTAATCCACGAACACATCCTGAAAGGCGCTCTTGCCGCAGCTGAAAAGGTTCGCGGGAAGTATGAAGACACAGGCCCCTGGGATGATTTTGAGTGGGGCATGATCAATGGAAAACTGTCAGCCCTTCGATGGATTCTCGGTGACGACTGGGACATGCTCGACACCTGAGGGACTGGAGGGGCTGCGGCCCCTCCGCGCCAATCAGGCTAGCTCTATCGACAGACGATCTTCGTTATCCGCCAAGCTGAACTCATTGCGAAGGATGCCACGGCGCTTCAATTCCTGGAGATGATCTTCACGAGAAAGGTCACCCATGGTACGTGCGTTAGCCAAGGCAGTGAGTTCTTCTGGGTTACTGGTGATGCCGTAATCCGTGTTGATGTCGACCATGAAGTCCGGCGAACTAACTTTCAGGAAGTATGCATAACCAGCCAGACATGGCTCCAAGGCGGCAGCCATATTCATTGCGATGATTGCCACCTTGTTGTTGGTCTGTCCCACTTGGAGTACCCGGCCAGTAGCGGTTTCTGTGGGGCCTTTATTTTCCAGGAGACCAGCACCGCGACTTCTCATCTTCCGAACGAGGTCTTCAATGGCTTCTCTCCCAGCGCCAGTGGCGGAACCATTGGACTCCACATAAGCCATGGTCGCCCCGATAGGCCCTTTGACCGCTCCAGCAGCCCCAATGATGACCTGCTCATCCCCATCAACTCCCGTGATAAAAAGTGAGGGGCAACTGGTCGTATGGAGTATGTTCGAGTAATCCGATAGCTTTCGGTAGTGCTCCAGGTTCTCCCGCACGAGGTCTTTCACAAGCGAAGGGACGAAGAGCTCGCCACTTGGCACCACGGCAGATGAGTGAACCGGAAACACAGGGATGACTTTGAGTGCAAACGGCTCATCCACCACGATCTGTACGTATCCATTAGATCCGTTTTCCCATAACGACCATGTCACGATTTCCCCATTGCGACGGAAGACGCGCACTCGCTCAACCTCTTTCTCTCCCCATTCGCCATCAGGAACAACAGCAGTTTCGGAGATGCGAATCTCCGTCAATCTGTCGTCCTCGTCGAGCTTGAAACCAAGAATCTTGTCTGCACTTAGATGGTAGATATAAGGCATGCCACCATTGATTGCACAGTCAACAGCAAAGAAAGATGTACCATTCCAGATTGCGTCCTCGAAAACTGCCGAGCAAAGACCGTTAATGCTTGTGCCTCGGCCATCAACTTTCTTTGTGACCGCATTTGCAATCTCTTGGTGGTTTTCACTCTTGATTACAATTGGTCGGACAAACGGTTTGGATGCAAGATCTTGAACCATCTCCTCGGTAAAATTCATGAACAGAGAGCGTGCTAGCCGACGCTTGTAATCATCAGGATGTTCTCGTGGTTCCAGAGGCAGGTATTTAACGCCTAGCTTGCTAATGACATCTGCACCACCACGAACATCCCGAATGGTTTGACGCTCAGAGTAAAACTTCTGGCAGCGTGCCGTTCTAACTTCTACTGACATTGCGGGCCTATTATTCTTTTTATTATTGGCTAAGTTATTGTACAGCTAATTTACTACTGGTATCCGCTAAGACCATATTGAACAGAAGATATAGGGCGCTTCCAGGTCAAACGATATGCCAAGGCGTCCCATGCATGGTCATCACCACACTTACTAACGCTATCCAGTTGATCCTCATCTCTCTGAAGTTCCGGAATCGACGAGCTCAAGAACTTGCAGTTAGTGAAGAAGTAGATGTGTGGCTTACCAGGATCTTGCTCAATTGTTGCCTGCAAACGACCGAACATGAGCTGCGCGCTCGTCACGCGAGAACCGGGCGATTTGTCGGAGTTCACGAAGGTCATGCCTTCTGCGGCCAGGTCTTTAGCGACGGTTGGAGCGTTGCCCTGATCAACCTTGCTGCCGTTATAAATTTGGTTATCAGCGGGGCCAGGTTTCACTTTCGAGTGATTTTTCAGGATCGACTCCTGCAGCTTGAGCTCACGCTGCTTGAGACGTTTACCGATATTACCGGCACTCATAAACAGACCGAGATCACGCTTCTGCTGGGTGCCGTCAGGGTTCAGGGGTGTACCGTAATCTTCACCCACCACGATGATCGAACCTTTTGGCGGGCAGAACGGACGACCGTTGACCATCACTGATTCGCCGTTGGCTTCAGCCGTCCAAAGGCAACAGAAAGGTGTCGACTGGCCGTAGTCGAATGATCTCTCGACCTTCCAGTGCGCAGGAATGGTGAACGGCTGCATGAGCAACACATCCTTTTTCCAAAGCGCTGCAAACATCGCCGTGTCATCGACAGCTTCCCAGTCCCCGAGCAACCAGCTTGCCCGTTTCGCCGGATCGCTAATCGTCCGCAGCCAAGCCTTGTACTCGTCGTTAAGATGCGGGTTCTCAAAAACCGTGCCGAAGATCGCGCACTTGTCCCGCTGCCCATTTTTGTACTCAATCTGACCGCTAATCTTGCCGTCAATAAATCGGGCCTTAACCCATCGCTTACCGACACCCCAGGGGTTCGTGGTCGACCTGACTTGCAATGGCGGCATCAGGGGCTGGGCCTTTGTGGGCTGATAAGACGTTCGCAGCGTCGACATCATCGACTCATAGATCTCGTCAGTAGCCCAAGTGGTCAGCTCGTCCCACCCAATAAACGAATACTCCTGACCGTGGAATTTCGCTTCGTACTGCTCCTTTTTCTCGATGTAATCGAAGATCAGGACTTCACCAGTCGGGAACGTCCACTCGCGCATCGACTTGTTGTATGTCGCGCCAGGGAACAGCTTCGGGAAAAGCCTGTGGCTCTTGACGATCAGGTCTTTCAGCGATGAAAACTGACGACGAAGGATCACGCCACGCCAGTAGCTGCCCCAACCTTGGCCAACATGCTGCCCGAACGCCATCAGCAAGCACTCGGACTTCCCGTTGCCCCTAGAGCCATGGAACAGGACTTCTTTGACGAGGTTGAGAGGTTGTCCGGTTAGGAGGAGCATCCCTTGCGAACTCAGGCCGCCACCAGCTCCGGGGATCGGTTCCCAGACAACTTTCCTGACAGCCCTGGCGATAGGGATAATGTTCCCGATTTTGGTCTTTAAGCCGTTCCAGGCTCGTAATGTGCTCATTTGGTAACCTTATAGTTCTTATTATTTGGTTTTGATTTGTTCTATCTACGGATCACAAAGCACCTTCCCGTACCGCACACGGAACAGCCTGTTTGCGCACAAGCGCCTGCACTTGTTTGATCACAAACCATCCCCCATGAGTACAAGGTGGTTGGAGATCACACCGCCTGTGTGGAAGCGCTTGTAGATGATCACTGCGTCGACACACTCGTACTCGCTGACGCTTCGAGGGCAGTCGACTGAGGGACTTGGATCGAGGATGTTTTTGCCGTCAAAGAAGACCTGGTGAACGAGACCGGATTGGGTCAGGACTTGCAGGATTGCTGGGTGGCTGAGGGTTTCTAGGATGTCTGGGCTGGCTGTCGACATGCTGATGCCGCTGGCTTTGACGAAGCCGGGAAAGGTCGTATAAACCGGTGCGTAGCCTAGGCTGAACAGGATCGAGGCGGTGTTCTGGATCGTGACGCCGCTGTACTGTTTTTCGTGGCCGTAATGGTCGAGTGACTGCTCGTAGGTGATGCCCAGCGCGTTGGCAAGCGTGGCGATGCCGCAGTCAAATGGAGTGCGTTGACTGATCATCAGCTGAGCTCGCTTGTTTTAGTTTTTGCGAGCAACAAGGCATCGGATTGCTGTTGCTGGAGTAGCTGATCCAGGTCTTGTCCGGCAGCCAGGGTAGTAACTAGGGCAATGCCAGTGCCGTCATCGGTGTTGGAATCGCTTTTGACGGTGGCTTCTTTACGATCATAATCACCCCAAAGCTTTGGTTTCCGTCTAGCCAGAAGTTTTTCTGCAGCCTTTACATCACCGTTCTTAATTGCCTTGTTGATTGTGTCGATTGCTGGAATGCAGGAAAGGTTAAGAGCATCTTCAACCGACTCCACGAACTCCACAAAAATTTCCAGATCCGAAGGAACGATATAGCTATCATCTTCGTTCAAAAGTTCAATCTGCTGCCTTCCAATAGCCTGCCACTTATAGAACACAGACTCCGACACTTTGGCGAGACTGCAAGCAAATTCAATCGTGGTAGTGCGCTCAACACCTTTTACGATTTCCTTGAGGAGCTTTGGGGTAAGAGAATTCCTTCTAACAGCCATCTTCCGTCACTCCAGGAACCTGACGCCGTATTTCGCGATCATCAGAGAATCAGAGATTCCATCACGCACAGCACGCTTGCCGCCACGAGGTTTCCCGTAGATCTGCTCAGCCTGGAACACCTCAAAGGCGACCTCGGCGATCTGTTCTTTCGACAGCCCCGTGAGGCTCTGATGGCCTCGCCACTCCTGAGGTCGCGAATACCGAACCTCTGGGCACAGGCATTCAGCAACAGCCCTGACGGCACCAAAGGCATCACCGAAATTGAACATGCTGACGACACCCTGGCCCGGCCTCGCACCAACCAGTTCCACGACAGCCAACTCGGGCCCATGAAGGGCAATGAAGTCAAATAACGGACGCGGATCAACCCGACGCTTATTGCCGTCAAGTGTGATGGTTGGCATTGGAATACAAGCAATTAAGTTGAATTGCTCGTCGATGATGGATAGTCCACCGGAGAGACCTGGATCGATCCCCAAGATCTTACGCATGTCGTGCTCTTTATTATTATTCTTATGCAGACATTGTAACACTAATATAAAGGCTTTATTTGTGCGCAAAATTTAAGCAAAAAAAAAAGAGCCATCGTGGCCCTTGTGTTCTGTACGTCATGTAATTGGTGGACTACTTGATATTCAATTGCTCAAGCAGGGTGAGCTGTGTTCTTCCGAAATTTTTAACGAGATCCAGGTAGCGCCTCGATTTTCTAAACTCCTCTTCTTCACCCTCAAAGGTATAGTCAAAGCCTTCTTTATGGCACCACTCTTCAAGCGTCATTCGAGAACCATCTTTTCTTGGTCTGGCCCATGGGCAGTGGATTTTCCTGCACTGGAAAATGAAGATGAAGTGAACGCCATTTTGTTTTGCTACGCACCGATACTTTTTTGCATCAGTCAGGTCTGGAATAACCCCTTTGCCTTCCCAGATAATCCTGTCATTCAGGGAGTCGACCCAGTCGGGCTGATATGTATGCTCTGTAACATAACTGAGCTTGTAGTGCTTGGGCTCGTATTCGCAGTCTCTCATCCCACCGAACAGCGATACCATGACCTCCAGCCAGCTTCTGAAGGGCTTGGGAACCGGTGGAAGCTCCGGGGGGAACAATGCCTCTTCTAAAGGAACTGGCTTGCGCCCGAAAACCTGGTCATTGCGCTCGTTCCAGTTGAATTTCTGCCCGGCATAACGACATGCCATACCTGTTTTATAAATGAGGTCAAGGTCAGCGCTCTTGTAGCCATTCAGCTTCATGAACAGGTTTCTCACTTCCATTACCTCGCCCATATTGATGAGCGCTGGAACATCTAGTGCGGTAGTCATATAGCTTTTCCTTTTTTTATTCTTGCTATACCTTCCATGTTAGGGATGAGCATTTGGCCGTTCAATAGCAAATAGCAAGTTTGTCAAAATATTTATATTGGGTATATTACAGCGCCTTCCCTGGCGATTTGTAACTCAGATGTAGCGAGTCATTTGAAGCAGGGATCTCACCCTGATCTTGTAGAAGAATTGCTTGCTGGTCGTTTCATGTTTTTTCACTGAAAGCCCGAACTGCGCGAAGATCTTCGTGATATCAGCTTTCTTTGCTTGATCACTTTTTGCAGCGCTCAGCCTGACTCCAGCTTTAAGTACGTCAGTGCGAATCGCATTCAGACTGTCGAACAACTCTACGCTGCGATCACCTGTCCAAGCGTTGCTGTAAGTCATTACGATCAGGGCGGGTTTCAGGAGTGCCATTACCTTCGCTGCAATTTCATCATCAGTCGCAGCCTGGTCTGTAGGGGTTGTCGCGTAGAGACCGGAAAAAACATCGCTGTGGTTGTGCAACTTGCGATACAGCCTGATCTTCGACTCACCCTCGCCCTGACCCCAAACCATGGCGTCGTTCATGTTGAAAGTAGTGACTCTCATCACTGCAATTGCTCGCGCACGTGACGCCTCAAGGTATTCCTGTTCGCTCGCCGAGCCGTAGTCACGAACCCGCTGCGCAGTCGACTCGTCAGCACTGACTGCCTGGCTTACGCCCCTGGCGATCTGACGCTTCACAGACTTCCTCGCCAGGCTGTCTGACTTGAATCCATGGAGAGAGAGGTCATCATCGTGATCGATCACGTCGACCGAGAACCCACGTGCCAAGAGGCTTGCTGGCAGAGTGCTTTGGATGTTGTCGCGCAACCAGGCCTCATCCTGGCGATGTGTGTACTCAAGGAATTGAAATTGCAGTGACCCAAGCGCAGAACGAATCAGCAACTCTTTCTCCTGCTCATCATCTTTGAAATTCAGCGTTGCGAGCAGGTCTTCAAGGCATACGGGCTTGCACTTGTATGTCGCCTCGACAGCTTCAGATTTACTGTACGATGGCTGCTTAATGCCTACTGTGAAGCTCCTAGCGGTGCGATCACGGCGCAGCATCTGAATCGCGTCGCTTGGCACCACTTGCCCCTGAAACACGCCAAAATGGGCTTGGAAGTGGCCTGAGGTAATCGACAGAGCCGAGGTAATCACTGGGCTGTAGATCACGACCTGGTGAGTCGTATCGTTAGGGTTTGCGATGAAGGCAGATTGCTCCGGCCATTGGGCGTTGTCAGCAGTAATCACGAGCGCCACTGGCCCACCTTGCTTCTCAATCGATTTAGCCAGTGCCAAGGCTTCTTTCACTGAGTCACAAGCGATCAGCGTGTTTGTCTTGCACGCCGATTTGATAGCCAGGGCTCTGACGTGATTGATGTCCCCGGTCTGCACAGTGATACCAGCGTGAGCAGCAGGCTTTTTGAACAGCCTGTAGCCATGCCCGATCATTTCAGCGCAGCGTGCGTCGATGTCGGCATCGCTCATGATCACGTTTGCTGTGCGTTTGACGGCAAAATTCAAGGTTTCCCACACCGACTGGCGGTTTTTGACTTCGCCCCCCAGGACGTGAGAGATCACTTGCGAGGCTTCATCGATAACTACCAGGTCGACTTCTGCGATGAAGCGCTTGAACTTCAGGCCGTTGAGGGAGTTGACGACGATCTTCAGGCCCTTGGCATTTTTCAGGTCTTCGGGGGTGTCGCACTCGTCGTAGCTGACGATTCCCGGCAGGTTTACCAGGGTTTTGTTGATCGAGCGACGGTGGGAGATCACAAGCACCTTCCTGCCGGTTTCAAGGTAGCGCTGAATGACGGGCTCGTTGATGATCGTCGATTTGCCTTCGCCGGTCGGGAGGCTGATCAGGTATTTGCCGCCGTCTGCCAGGATGATGTCGCGAATGGCTTCTGGGGTCTCAGAAGAGATACCAGTGTCGGTCAGGGCGTTGGTTTTGGAGTTCATTCGGCTCGTCAGGAATTCGAGCTTGCTTTCGATAGCTGAAACGCAAGCCTCTTGAGTACGTCCAGTTGCTTCTGCGAGTGCCTGGGCTTTCTCAGTGGTTCTTCCAGAGACGAAGACGTCACGGGCAATTTCGAACGCCGCTGTTTCGAAAGCCTTGTCGCTGCTGTCAGCTTTCACGATCATCAGAGCGATTGCGATCTTTGACATTGTGTAAATTGATTTCGTGATTTGCCCATCGTTAGCACTATGCAAGCCTGAAGCTGTTTTGTAAGCGACTGAGATAGCGTTCAAGACGTTTCCGTCAATTGACATGAGTCGGGTAGTGCTTGCGTATTCTCTCAGCTCAAGCGCCGTAGCAAGTGCGTCTTCGTTGTTCTCGATGATGACTGCTTGCGATGAAGTTGAATTATTCATTATGTGTCTCCTCAGTTTTAGGGGCTCTCTCATTCCCCTGATGTATCTAGTATTAAAAATGAGCAAGCAGTTAAACAAGGTACTAATTGAAAGTTAGGAAAGATAATTTAATTAGGTATACAAACTCACCTAAAGCCAAGATCAAAAGAAGTTTCTCAGAACCAAAGGGTTTAGGGTCGCGCCCCATCTACTACGCATCTCTGTTTTATTCTTCTAATATAGAGGGGGTAGCTGGGGTGACATACCCAGCATGACTAAGAAAACTTTTTGTGAACCCCCTTGAAGCTGAGCTCAGCGCAGAAACACGGAAGACACACACTCAATAGCTGCCCTAAGCTCTCGCCAGCCCAAATAAATAAAAAAGTAGTTGCGCCCATCTTTGATCATTTTGAATACTGGGAACATGGAGGCAAGAGAGAGCCTCAAAAGAAAAGGAAAGAGCAAATGACCATTAGATATGCAACACAGACGACTGCTTCAACGAACTACGTTTCGAACAAGTCAGCTGACTCATTAAAAATGCTGTTCGAAAAGCACTTTGAACAGCCAAAGGTTTTGGCCGAGAAAACGAATGCAATGACGTTCGTACCAGCCAGTTTTAACATCCCTGCGCGCAGTGACCTCAATGTGATCTCGTCTTCTCTGATCATCTTCGACATCGACCAGAAACTTGGTGAGGGGTATGACGACGACATGATCGCGCTTGAAGAGATCGAGGACGCGCTCCTTGACCTGGGTCTTGAGCACTTCCTCTATACGAGCCACAGCCACACGCTGACTGCCCCGCGTTTCAGGGTAGTGATCACTCCCGACAGACCGTACTTCCATGAGGAGCACAACCAGATCTGCGCAGCGATGCTTGAGACCCTTGACGACTTCCTTGACGGCAGACTTCTTCGCGCCATCGATCCCTGCTGGAGAGTTCAATCGCAGTGCTACTACGTCTACACCACGCATCCTGATCGCCTTGCTCACGCAATCAGCTTCTACAACCCAGGCAAGCCTGTAGAGGTTCTTGAGCTAAAACTTCAGCAATCCAGCTATGGCCTCAGCATGACTTACAAGCCAGGAGCATCACGCAAAGCAACTGGCAATACCGGAGCCCGTGGCAGATCTTATGAGCTCAACAGAATAGTCGGCGGAATGATCACCTCGGCTACAGAGGAGGAGATCGCCAGGAGGTTATTCGAGGTCGACAACACTGAACACTCAGACGATCCGTACTTCCGCGATATGCAGTACCCAAGAAACAGACCTCGACCTGGAGAGTCACAAGATGCTGCTGCATGGCGTTCATGCCAAATCTTCGCGAAGTCTCATATCAACTCAATTCGCAGAAAGTTTAAGAAGCAAGTCGATACAACAATTGTCGTCAAAAAGTCGGAGTCGACGGAGGCAATGCCAACTCACGATGCAATGGTAAAGTTTAAGTCATTCAACACCAAGCCAACTAAGAGTGGTGGTGAAACCATCCTGATGGAGTTGCAAGTAATGTCCGGCGAGCACGCAGGACGTCACTTTTGGCACCGGGTGTACGGTAAGGGGAATAGTGATATCGCAATTAAGATTAGCAACGCAACCATTCAGAAGATTGCGAAGGCTACAAAGACACCAATGGAAGAACTTCAAGATGTAATCAAAGCTAGCGGCGCAACTGTGATGGCTCGCATCAAATACAAACCTGGCACTAACGGCTTCAAGGCTCAAAACGAAATCGGAGACGTGCACATAAATACGCTTTAATTTGATAACAAAAGGAGTAAAAGCCACACACTTAATAATCTGATATGTTATAATTAATTGTGCTTGAGGGTTTACCTCCTTTTTCCTTCAATCATGCAGCCCTGACAGTCTCTCTCATACCTGTCGGGGCTTTTTTATGTCCGTGAAACAGTATGCTTTCAATGTACCCTTAAATGCTAACGGTATAGTATTTTTATACTGTGAAAAGTCCCTGACTGCGCCTTGACGGCCACTTTCCAAACAATTACCTTGAATTGACAAGTCGGGCAGAGAGACCTCGGCTTGCAATCCAAAATCATGAAAAAAGAGAGTCGAATGCCTGAATATCTGAACCCTCGCGAAGCTGCGCAAATCCTTGGACTGTCTGCTGAGACGCTGCGATTCTGGCGCTACAGCGGCAAGTTCAAAGATGATCTCCCAGCGCATAAGCATCTCACCCGTCGCGTGTTTTACAAGCGTGAAGATGTAGTGCGCTTTTCGCAGACGATGTACTGCCCGGCCTGACACCTGAACAACCTGCTTGACCCTAGAGCACGACGCTCACTGAGGCCCTGGCACGACGCCCTGGCACTCCCCAAAAACCTGGCCCAGCGACCGGGTTTTTTATCGCCTGCAGAAAGCTCAGGGTGATGGCTTGGGAGCCGGAATTGGGCTGAAAAATATTTTTAAGAAAAGTGAAAATAATTTGGCGAGCGCTTAGATAAGCAGTCGAGAGATGGCGAGAGATGGCCCTATTTTGAGCTCCAGCTCCCAAATAGCTACCAAGGATAAAAAATGTCGATCTAGAAAGGCGTGTGGTTTCGGCAACAAGGTGGGCCGAGGCCTAGCGTTTACAGGGTGATGGAGGTAGTACGGAAGATGAGGGGGTGATGCGAGGGGTGTTGACACTCAAATGCTTTTAAGTCCCATGCGTCTACCAGTTTCGCCATTCGGGCGGTAGCGCGTTGTTGCAGGGTTGGGAATATATAGATCCAGGCGCTTCGGCGCAAGGTCGGGTTGCCGCTTTATTGCATCAGGGGACGCGCGAAAAAGCTTGGCAGATCAGTGATCTACATCGGCTTTAACGGGAGATTCAGAGGATTGCTACAGTGCGGGAACAAGTTGCATAAATGACAGTCATAGCGATATGCCATCCCGGCAGTCTGGAAAGGAATCAGTTGATGCTCAGTGTTCGCAAGCGCTCTTGGATGGTGGTTGTAGGCGTCATGGGACTGTTGGCCGGTACGGCACAGGCTGGGAGTCCGGTGAAGTGGGGGGATTTCAGTGCGTCAGCGGGTGACCGGTTGACGGGGGCTTCGCTGGAGGCAGGTAACCAGTATGTGTTGAAGACGTCGAGCATTTCGGTGGGGGATATTGAGCAGCTGCAAGCTGCGCAGAAACGCACCGATAGCGAAGTGCAAGGCCTGAAAAGCAAGCTGGAAGGGCAGGACCGTGCGTTCGATGAGCTCAAGCGCAAGGACGGTTCGAGTTCCAGTTCCAGTGACAGCCAGTTGGCGAGCCTCAAGCGCACGGTCGAGGATCAGAAAAGCACGATCGAACGGCAGAAAAGCGACATCGATGGCTTGAAGCGCAGCCTGGACGATCTCAAGCGCAGCGTCGATACCTTGAGCAGCAAGGTCAAGTAGCCTGGCCGCTGCGACATTCGGTCAGTCATGACCTTGGATGCGGGTGTAAGGTAGGGCGTGTAACGCTGGGAAATCTCAGGAAAGCGAGGTGACTATGAGCGCTCCACTGCTGAAGAAACTGCATCTGAATGGGTACGACATCGTGCAGGTCAATTTCGGGCCATGGCGGGTGTGTACGCCCCAGGACCGGCTGGCGTCGTTTAATTCCCGTGAACAGGCACTGGCGTATGCCGCCACGTTGCCGGGGTACCAGGCACGCAACAGGCCGGTGTCCAATGATGATTGATTGAAAACGAAGCCCCGGTTTGACCGGGGCTTCTGCGTTTCTGGCTTATACGAACGGTTGTGCGCCGAAGCCACGTGGCAGGCGTTGCAGCCCTGGCAATCCGGTCAGGTGCTGCGTCCACGCACTGCGCCAGTCGGTGCTGATGTGGGTCTTGGCTTGGCGCGAAGCACGGCGAGCGGCGCTGCGCTGGTTGCGGCGCGCTTCCTTGTAGGCATCGGTGTTGCGGCAGGTGCGGCATTTGACCCGGTTCAGCTCGGTGCTGGAGGGCAGGCTATTGCCGTGATGGCCGCAGGCCAGATGCCCGGCAACCTTGAAGTGAATGACCAT